TTGCTGAAGAAACTGATTCCAGCTTGCGTATTGATGGCGCTGTGCAGCCAGGCGATGGCCGCACAGATTATTACCGTCAGCCGTTTTGAGATTGGCAAGGACAAATGGCCCTTCACCCGTGAAGAGGTGATGCTGACCTGCGAAAAAGACGGAGCGCTGTTTGCTATCAATCCCGGCACGTTATTGCAGTATCCGCTCAACGATAAAGCTTACGCGCGTAAGACTGCCGGGCAGGGCACGCTGCAATCCATCGACACCATCGTGGCCGAAGACAAAGCGCATCCAGGTCAGAAAATGAGTCTGCAACCGATCGTCGATCGCGCACAGCAACTGTGCGGCAAGTAATCTCGGTATAAATCAGGCGTGGCGCACATTTCTGCCGCTACGCTTGTTCTCAGGTTATGTCAACGCGATCACAGAGTTGACACCTTTGCTTACCGAACAGCGCAGTTGGCTGGAAAACCACCAATCCTGGTCTACCATTAAATGGCAAGGCGTCCTCGCCTGCAAAAATGCCAACTTTTAGCGCACGGCTCCTAAAGAGCCATTTCCCTGGACCGAATATAGGAATCGTATTCGGTCTTTTTTTATGTCGTTGATTTATAACGTAAAATTAAGGGGCGTCCCGAAATTTCCCGAAATTTTCCCGAAATCATCATATCCGGCCTATACCATTACATATTCCTGACCGCGGGAATCCAAATACTTTTTGGTCATTGCGATGTTTTTATGACCGAGCAATCTTTGCGCAAAATCCTCTCCATTCTCCACCTCATATAATCGGCTCGCAAGGCTTCTTATTTCATGGAAGGTCGGAGGGTTTGTGCCGAAAACCAAACCAGATGCTTCACGCGCTTCTGCGAAAGATCCGGTTAAAGCATCGGGAGCGACAGGCCCAGCTTTACGCCCACCTCTACGAACCGATGAGTAAATAAGGCTATCCGATGGATTGTCCTTCTTGCACGCTTCAATCACGCTTTCGAGAGAAAGGGCTAATTCATTTATTTTCAGCGATAATGGCAGCGCCAGTTTGTGACCGGTTTTGCCCTGAGTTATGAATAGCCTTCCTTCACTAATGTCGCTGAACTTCATGCGAGTGATATCTTCACGTCGCTGACCAGTTAAAAGCGCCAGGTTCATTGCGCACTCTAGCCACCCACCCATAGCTATCGCGGCCGAGCGAATTGCAAGAAATTGCTCAATGGATAATCTTTCTCTTTTTACCTCGGGTGGCGGGGTCTTGGTTGGCTCAACTATGTTACGCTCAATAACACCCTCGACTACCGCCTCCCTGAATACGTCCAGCAAAAGCGATCGGAAGGCTACAGCCATGCTTCTCTTGCCACATTCAACATACGATTCAAGAAATAGAGCAATGTCCCTGGTTGTCATCGATTCCATGACCTGCCTTCCGAACTCATCACGAAGTGTCGATAGCTGATTTGCTCGCACTTTCATTGTGTTTGGTTTGAGCTCTCTTCTTGCCAGAATGATGTTGTAGCGATCGAGCCATCTGCTGAATGTGAATTCAGGAACGGCCTTTAGCCGATCTAGAAGTGCAGAGGGTATATAATTCTGGTCGATGTAGTTATTAGCTTCGATCGCCTGAGCAACTGCTTCCCTGCGTGAGATGCGACCAAGTGATAGTTCCTGTCCCGTGACCGGGTTTCGCCAGGAGTAGATTTGCTTGGATTTCCTGAATGTCAGATTCCTTGGCAGATTAGCGTCGTAACGTTCCGGCCTTTTCGACATGTTTCAATTTCTCCAGCAATGAGCCCTCTCTTGGAGGTCTAATCGATTCTGTTTTGCGCACCAACTTGCTTTTGCGCGGATCAACATAAATGGAGTCGGGCTCCAGCTTGTATTCCTTTCCGTGCAACTGAGGGCAAGGATAAATTCTCCCCTCGCGCACCCAGCGGCGAAGGGTCGACAGGGAAGGCGGCTGTGAATATGTCGCGCTCGCCCACTCCTGCAAGTTGAGTAGCTTTGCCATGTTTTACCTCCGGAACGTTTTACCAGGTTTTGAGCGCAAATTAACGCAAGATTTAATGATGTGGTTATATAACAACAACCCCACCCAACCAGAGCAAATGTGACCATATAGCCACGCTCACTCCTTAGGTGGTTTGCCGAGGATAAAAGCGATGATTACTGCAGCGAGAAGGCTGAAATCGATGATGAACTCAGCCGGGGTGATGTCTTCGCAGGTGGTGGTCATGCAACGGAGCGGTGGCTCTGCGCGCGCATATACTTTTCAAGGTCACACCTGCATTCAGCGTCGCAGTAATGGCCCTTGTCGATTGGCTCTTCGCACCAGTGGCATTGCCCGGTGAAAGTGGCTGTGATGCGAGGCCGGTTAGCCAGCGCCACCTCAATCATTCTCTGCTCAAGTTCTGCTGCTTCATCTATCGGATCTGGATGTGTCATTTCGGTTTCCTATAGGCAATAAAAAACCGCCTCAGTGGGCGGCTTTTACATGATTAAAGCTTTATTGATAATATCGAGGAGAAAGCCCCTCTACCGCATCTTTAAAGACATGTTTCGGCACATCGTAATTGAAAACCACCAAATATTGAGGCTGTGGTGTTATGGATAACCAATATGCTGAGCGGAGTGTAACTTTGTGTAATTCTCCATCTATGGTATATACCCTCGGCGCATTTTCAGTATCAAATTGAATAACTTCTGGCTCTAAACCACTCTCAAAAACTAGCAAGTCAAAACTCATCTACCTTCTCCTTTTGATGAACCGGTATCTTTTTTTACTTAGAAATTCCATCGACTCCTGTCGATAAAACTTTAGTGATCGCTCCTAAATGCCAACCATTCAGCCCAGCAATATTCAGGGTCAATATCACGGTATCCGCGACTTTCTGACATACTCAACGCCGTATGAGCGTCCACGGAAATTGCAGTAGCGTTATCTCGTATAACTAATACCTCCTCTTCAGTTAGAGGGGAGCCTTTCTCCTCTGCTTTAGATAGAAGCAAGGAAATAAGTGAAGGCACAAATACGATCGTCATTTATCGGTTTCCTTCTGATAAACCGGATCACTGCCGCGCGGGAACTGCAGCGCGACGTTCCTATAATGCTGCAGGCGCTCTTTGAAGTATTCGCGCAACGCTTCCGGCTGCTGCAACTCAACTTCCATGGCGATAACCGGCAGGTTCATGCGCTCTTTAAACGCCACACCAGAGGCAGCTAAATCCACGTTTATCTTGTCGCGCTCTTCTCTGCTGCGTGCTGCTAAGTTGTATGACATTACTGAGAAGACACTCTTTGGAAGGTGGCCAAAGTAGGTGTGTAACTGCCGTTATCAGGCATACCCCCGACAGTTATGACCTTATAGTTTGTGGTCTGGCTATCAATTAGCAATGTAAGTACATCATTTGGCTTTGGAGCAGTTTTAAACTCATGCTCTTGTTTTGAGATTGGATTTAAATTTTCATCCACAAAAGTGACGGTTAATTTCATAATCAGAACCTCTCATATAATTGAAAGAACCAATCTGCATCATTCTGATTGAAAGGTCTAGGTTGCAAGAAATCCTCAGGAGCTTCCTTGTCTTTAGGTTTTACCATTTGGCGCTGCTGGTAGTGGCATCCAGTGGGTGACATTCCCACATGGCCCATCTGAATAGTCGTAATACCACTTGATGCCTTCTGGATAACATTCAATCACAGTGCCGGGCTTTTCCTGCCAACCGAGAACTGACTGACGATGTCGAGGCATCCGCTCGCTCACCTTCACCCACTCTGCACCACCTGTGGCACATATAGGCTCTATCTGTGCTGTGTGTGGGGCGTTGATGGATTGTTGTAGCGCACTGAGCAGCTCGACAACCTCATCAGGACTTACCTGAGTCACTGTTTCGGAGCACTCTTCGCAGCCTAGATAAAACAGTCCATCAACGTCGCATATGCGCAGCAGCCCATTCTGAACGGTAGATTTGTTGATTATGGCGAATCCCCATGACAGAGATTTACTGCCACATTCGCTGCATTGTTTTTCATGCCAGGGCAACTTCAAAGCAGGGCTTGCAGGTTGGGCGGCGCGACTTGCTTGCCATGCCATCCAGAATCTCTGGATTTCGGGCCCGATTTTATAGTGATATTCCGTTTCTCTCTGGCTTTTTACCCACTCGATGGTTTGACCTGAGTGGTCAGCAAACCATTCTTCAAACTGCTCGCGATCCTGTTCAGTCTTCATTCTTTCACACTCCCACCTGCTGCGCGGATGGCGTCAATCACTTGCACGCAATCGTATGCATCTCCATTATCATCTGCCAGCAGTGAGTAACCGTATCCACTGCGGCAGGGTGATAGCCTTTGCGGCAACACAACCGGCTGCATCACCGCCACTGGCGGCGAGGTGTAAAGCATTAACTGGCGCCGCGGGTCTGCGAATCTATCGTCATCACCAACGTTTTTAAACAGGTACCCAACTCCGCATTTATTTGCATCCCGAAGCTCCTCTTCATCCGTCCACGCCACCGGCTCAGCCTCAACGCTCGCCAGCGCCACCTTCGCCATATCCACCACCCAATCCAGATGGTCTTGCGGATTGGCGATAACGTCGCGGCAATGTGCTGCAAGTTGCTGGTTGTTAGTCATGGGTGGCTCCTGTGGTGCGGTCAATGCGCTCAATCTCCGCGATAAGCAGCGCAGCAGCTTTAACCAAGTCGCGCCGACGATCCAAAGCATGGTTACTATGCGATGGTTTGAACGAGCTTTTGTCATGCCACGGCCACAGGTTCTTTGCTCTCAAGCTATATGTACCAACACCATTCATCGCCGAACCAGCGACAGCGTAAGCTGCACCTGCAAGGGAAAGAATGCCAGCCAAATAACTATCGTCATGCTGCTCACTGTAACCTTCAATTTCCCTTTGTCTTTGGCGCTCTGCCGCCACGTCCTGCATAGCTTTGCTAGTCATCACTCACCTCCTTTGGTGCTGCAGGCGCGCGCCTTCCAGCCCATCCAGCAGCCGGTAATATAGCCACCGATGTAATCGCCATCCGGTCCGCGCATAGCTGCCACATCTTCAGGTGTGTGACTTGCAGCCCATCCGCCAACGGCCTTCCAGTGGTCCAAATACCATCGCTCGAAGTCCAATCGCTCCTGCGTTGTTTCAATTTCATCACTCATATCACTTTCCCCTCATTCGCCAACCGGGTACAGGCCAGCGTCGATTAATCTGGCGCGGCGCTGTGCCGCCTCTGTGTTTATGCGCTGGCTGTCGTTAGTTGCCATGCCAAAAGCTCGCCATGAAACGACGATCGCCTTCGGGTTTATATGTGTTGTGCGCTTGGTGCTGATGAGCGTGTACGTGTAGTCAGTGCAGGCATCCACCGGCACCGGGTCGGAAGCTGTAATCACCGCCGTCTTCCCGCGCAGGCATCCACGCATCAGGCTGTTGAACTCACCGAGCGACATATGAAAAAGGGCGCTTAATTCGCGCCCTGTCATTGGATGTTTGCTGAGTTGCCACACGACCTTTTCCTTAAAGCCGTTGTTGGGATGTTGGTTGCGGCGGTAGTGGGGTTGTTTGAACATGATTACACTCCGGCTTCATCCAGTTCTGCCTTGCGCAGCAGGTAAACGTCGGTTGCCTTTTCGAGCAGGTCAACATTCTCTGCCAGCACTTTTGCTGCGTACTTGTAGCACTTGTCCAGACCTGTAACTGATTCAGCATTTGATGCCGCTTCGGTGAAATCGGCAAGCAGCTCATCCGGCGTGCGCGCTGGGTTATTGGTGTTCGTCGCCGGGTTAATTTCGCGCTCGGGCTGCTGTGTTTCTGGTTTGCTGTTAATCAGGTTATTCAGGTCTGCACGACTACGTGCGGGAGTAACGTCGCGTTCTGCGCGCTGTGATGGCTCAAACTCGTCTGGCGTGTAGACACCGAGAATAACGTCAGGGCAGTAGAGACGCGCCCAGTACTTTACAGCCAGGTATGCCAGCTGCTGTTTTGGCGCCGTCTTCCATAACGGCGAGTTGCGGGTGCTCACGAATTCCATGTAAAGCGGCTCACCCCAGGTGATTTCCGCCTCATCGCGCAACACAGCTCCAACCCTAACAAACAGTCCCTTTTCATTTGCCGCGTTTTTATCTCCCGGCCTGAATGTGTCCCAGTTGCCGCCGTATTCATACTTGAATCGACCCTGAACAGCCGTTGAGCTGGTTACCACGGCGTTGACCAACTGAGCCTCATAACCGAGCGTGCCGTTAACCAGATGCGTTTTCTGTGCCACGGCGTAGGGATTCATTCCCCACTGAGCAGCCTGAAGAGCAACCGCAAGACAATCAGCCTTGTTGCCAGCCAAGTGCTTTGGAACGGTCGATACACCCAGCGCCATTACTTCGGCAAACGCCTGTAATTTTTGCAAACCAGTGGGGCTGAAAATCGCTGCCTTGGTGTCGGCCTCGTTGACCGGTGCCTGCATCAAATCGTTGCTCATACGTTATCCTTTCTCTTTGCCCATTCCGGGCGCGTTAACTCTTCAATGCCGCCCCAGTTACCGGACTGCATGCATTCGTGGTAGGCGGTCAGGTCACGGCGGAACAGGTCATAACCTACAGTTACGTCATCCTCACCGAGCTGGAATACGCGCACTGGGTACCGGCCGCAGTCAATCGACTCGCTGACAGCGATGAAAACGAAAAGCGGGTATTCGCCAAAGTGCTTGCTGTAGCCTTCGCGGTAATAGGCGTCCTGAACGTGATAGCGGAACTCTTCGACGTGGCGCGCAAAGCGGCTCATGTCTGCCACCTTTTTCACATCGACGATGACTGGCTGCCCGGTCAGGAATTTGTCCGGGCGGATACGACATAGCTCGCCGGTTTGCTCATCGTTCCAGTATATCGAGGCTTCCTGGTGGCCTTCGGCTTCAAGCAGCCAGCGCGCGGCAGGGTGGGCGAGGGCGCTGGTACGCATTAGCTTCAGCTTTCGTCCCTGCTCGGCATCCATGACTGTCATTCCCATGCCGCTGCAATCCGCAAGGAACGCTTTTTCGTTCGCTTTGCCCTCATTGGTGCGGCGGTTGAACTCAGGCGCCACGATGAATCGTTTATCGAACTCTTCAGGTTCGAGCAGCAGGCAATGAAGCGCTGTGCCCATGTCTAGCGCAGATTTCTTCTCTTCGTCTTCCGGCGCTTCTTTACGCCACTGGAAGATTGCGGGGTTTATTGCGATATCGTCCAGTTGTGATTTGCTGATACCGGCACCGTGATGGTATGTCTCGTTGCTAATGTCAAAGTAAATTCCAGGCTCCATCACGCCACCTCGTTGTAAATCACATTGACGCCGCGCATGCGCTCACCTGCCGTGACCATCAACTCACGCAGCACCTTATCAAGCTCAATGTGAGCATCATCATCAGAATCCAACATCTGAGCCGCCGCGCCGCCGTAATACTGCTGAAGGAAATTTTGTGCAGCCATCATCAGCGGGTTGACGTGATGCGTATCGAGGTATCCATCAACCTCTTTCACAACTTCCTGCTTATCGTGATCGGGAAGTGAGGCTGCAATACTCAACACCCGAACCTTGTCGTGTGCGTTCAGAGTGAATCGGCTCATTTTCGCTCCGGCATGCCGAGCATTCTCAGCATCTGGTTGATGAATGGATAATCTTGAGTGCGCTCTAACATGCGCTGGCGCTCAAGCTCTTCCTGCTGCTTCTGATACTGCTTAGTCTGCTGCTGGCTCATGGCTGCCCCGGCTGATTTAAAGTGTCCATAAGTGAGCGCCAGCCAGAACGTAGGCGGCGAGTGATAGCGTCTAAAAGCGATTCTTGATGGGCGAAATCCACGATGGGTCCGCCCGCGATAGAGAAGGTCATCGTGGGTTTCCTTGGTGTTGGTTAAACGGGGGTTAGTATGTGATGCTGATATGCGGGATGTTGCCGTCTTTGATTTGAGTCAGAACGTCGATGGCCTGCACGCGAGTCAGTCCGCCGTGACCCATCAGGGCGTTAACGACCGCAGTTCCGATCGTCTTTCTGTGCGCTTCATTGGCGGCACGCGCTGCTGCTTCGTCGGCGATGCGTTTCTCTTCAGCCAGGCGGGTATCTTCCACTGCTTTGGCTTTGCGCTGCTCTTCTGCGATGGCTGCCTGCTTATCGCGCTCAGCCTGCTCACGCGCTTCCTGTGCCAGTCTTGCGGTGCGCTCCTGCGCTTCTTTGGCTTCACGCTCTGCACGTTCCTGTGCGGCTTTTGCGTCGGCCTCGGCCTTTTCCTTCGCTGCCTTCAAATCAGCCTCACGACGTGCAGCTGCTTCGCGTTCCAGCTGGGCTTTCTGCTCAGCCTCAATGCGTGCCTGCTCGACAGCCTGACGCTTAATCTCTTCTTCGTGAGCAATGCGCTGGCGCTCTGCTTCGGCTTTGGCTTCAGCTGCGTCACGGTCGAATTTTTCATTAAGAAGTAGGGCGATTTCGTGGTCGGCTTCAAGCTGCTTCTTCAGCGCTTCCTCTGCCGCTTTTTGCTCGGTTTCAATTCGCTGGCGCCCTTCCTCCGCAGCCTTCTCAGCAGCGATGCGCTCTTGCTCGGCCTCCCATTCTGTCAGTGGCTTTCGCGTTTCATCACGCAGCGCGTCGCAGGCATCAACAAAGCGCTTAATCTCTGCTTCAGCGGGCTTCACGGCTTCCTTAAGGCGCTTGAGGTAGTCACGCCCCGGCCTCTCGATTGCTGTCTTGCTGCGTGATACCTGCGCCGCCAATGACGCAACGCGAGCGCGACCTTTTGCCGTAGTGAGGTCTGGAACCTCATTGACCTGCTTGCGAATCTCTTCAAGAAACGCATCGAGTCCGTTCGGCACATAAAGCGTTGGCGCTTGTTCTGGCTTTACCTCAAGTACTGCTAATTCCGTTGTTTCACTCATTTCCTTCTCCTGCGGGCAAAAAAATACCCGCACATAGGCGGGTTTATTTAGGAAATCCCTATCACAGCAAGATTTATAACTGGCTTGTAAAGAATCAGAGGGTTAGGGATTATCAAATCATGACTACATATCGTGTAAGAGTGGGTTTTCATAACCCAACAGGCCTGACTTTCAGGCAACTTGATGAAGTGCTCGAACCGTTACGTTTCTGGAGAAATAAAACGTGCGGTGGAAATTTCCGTTATTACATGGAGTACGAATATCAGACAGAGGTCAGGAGCATTTGTGATGTATGTGAGCTAGCGTATTCACAGGCATGTAAGGTGAGAAAATGTCCGCTGATTCTTGTTGAGGCCAAACCTCATGAAGATGTTTCTCAAAAATAGTCCCACTTAATGCGGTCTATTCATAACCACGTGCAAAATATCTGGCTTGCTCGGCAAGGTCTGACGGCCTAATGAATTCGTCTAGCGTATTGACTCTGTGACACTATGCGAATGAGGAAAGTTATGAAGAAAAGTGAACTCCCAACCAAAATCTGCACCGTGTGTGGACGGCCTTTCACATGGCGTAAAAAGTGGGAGAAGTGCTGGGATGAAGTGCGTAAGTGCTCGGAGCGGTGCCGGAGGCAGTGAGCGTTTTCAGTGGTTACTGTCCCCGGGCGCGAAGCATTGCGTCGGCAATCGCATATGAACGTGATGCGATGCTATCCAGATGATTGGATGCACTACCGCTAGCCAGCTCTCCTTGCATAGCTTTTGCTGCTAAGTAATCACGCAGCGTCATGCCACTTTCCGACTGCCAATCCGAGTTATGTCCGACATTTCCTAGCTCTGGAAAAGCAGGTCCACCTGTTTCCTTGCTCATCTCAAATCCTCGCTATCATCGCCAACCCCATCAGCAAAGCAGTCACTACCCAGCAGATAATGCAATCTTGTGTGCTCATGGTATTGGCATTTGTGTAGGTAAAAAGAAACCCGCTCGGGGGCGGGTTATGCTGGAATCACAACGATAACGGTATTTACCATTGTGCCGGATGATTTGAATGCACCCTCTGGCAGATCTTCGATATGACCACCGCGCTCTTCAATCAGTTGACGGAAATCCGAAGTTAGTTTGTTACTGCGGAACGTCACCGAAGAAGCCATAACTGAAACTAACTGGCCACCCGGCTTGAGAAATTTCAGCGCATGAGTGACATGTTTGATGTCAGCCTGACGGCCAAATGGCGGGTTCATTACCACGCGGTCATAAATTGGCGCTGGTTCAATAGTCAGGAAATCAACAGGCTTGCCAATGCCTGACAAGCGAAGATTAAGTGCATGCAGTGCATCATTGTTAGCTGGCATAAGCTCGTACATATCAATCATCACATCTGCTGCCGCCTCATGGGCTGCCTTAGCAATTGCACCTTGGCCAGCGCTAGGCTCAAGAACTTTCATTCCATCGCCAATATCTGCCAAATGGATTACGTGACGGACAACATCTGGTGGGGTAGGGAAGAACTCAAAATCATCCTTCGGCACGACAACATCGCCAGTAAGGATGATTTGCTCAATGCGTTCGGCTGCATCGATATCGAAGACGTGCGCCTTGGCTTTGCGGTTCCACTTGCCGCCAGCTGCTTCAATCACCTTGTTGGTTCGGGTGTATAGATTGCGGTCTAGCTGACCAGTAAGAATCAGGTTGTTACCTTCGCATTGACAGGCACTAAGCACATTCAACACTTCGTTATCTACACGCATTTGGTTTCCTATAGGCGTAAAAAAAGCTCCATTCGGAGCCGGTTAATGTTCTGCTGCGTCCACGCTGTTTAGTGAACAGGTGGCGTAAAAAAGGCCGCATCAGGCGGCCATTAGGGCATTTATAATCTCAGTTAAAATTATTGCTTTGGTGATGGGCTACTTATAAAACTACTTGATGAAAATGCGGGCAGGCTGTCTTTAGACACATTTTGAGCTTCAGTGGTGATGCGACTTTCTAAGTTTTCGTTCTTATCAATAATCAATTCTTTGTCTTGAATCATTAGCGTAAACATCGGCATGTGTTCAGATGTATATTTCATGTAAGTTTTGATTTTTAACTTAAATGCAACTGTACCCGATAAATTCTCTGCTTTAATCGCTTTATCGCCAGTGAGATTTTGGCTTTCATTGACATCTTTTGCAATTTTAACTAAAGCCTCATGAAGATCTTTTGAAAAGTTACTAGGATCAACATCGATTAAATTTATGGCTGCTGGTGATTTATTTGTTGAATTAACGAGAGTTATATCCATGCCACGGCTCTCACTGTAAACCTTGCCAAGATTTACATGACCTACCGTGGTGGTAAGAATGTTTTCTCTAGGTTGCACATGTTCCTTCTGTAATAGAAGCCCACTATTCACCATTGCAGCGGTAAATATGGATGTGCCCAGAATAACTGATGCAGCAATTAAAGAAATTCCTGTGATTTTATTGGTCATGCTATCAATCCTTGCTCTCAAAGTTGTACCGACCAATTTTACTTATATGTATGAGGTCTAAACACTCGATTAGAATCAATTAAACAGCTTATTTAACCTTTTTGCTAAAAGAATTCTTATAGTTTATTGGATGGACATCACTTAACAATGTGAACCGCGTCCTTCCGCATCTTGCGATGACCGGCGTTATAAATTGCGATTTCCGGCAAACACACTGCTCCAACTTCCTGCTTATCTCGCAGACTAGGGGAGGAGGCGGCGCGGGCTACGTTTAAGCTGCATCCAGCGCTCGCTACTGCAATTTTGCGAGCAAGGCGGTTATCTGCGTTCAGATGCTCATTCGCTTCTGCACGGCGTGCTCTGCGACGATTTCTGGCGTTATCAGAGGCCAGATAAGTTACGACTACTGTCATGGTGTACCTCCGGTAATTGGCTTAGCGATGGTCCGCATTGCTAAATCAACTCGCCCCGCCAGCCACCTTGGTAGCGGGGCATACTTCTCGATCTGGAAAGTTCTCAGTCTTCACTGTTACCCGTTACATAACTCCTCCTGTAGTTGTATGCCGCATCAAAGTTGCCAGCGGCTTGGCTTTATAAATTGGCTTAGGTACTGGCGCCGGAACCTGTGACGTTTCCGGATTTCAAGTCGCTTCATAGGTCGGCCCGATCATCCCGGATAGGCCTAAGCTCCACGACACGCCAGTCCAAAGCCAAATTCTCTTTGGTTCCCCGCATTTCGGCGGAGACAAACCCCATCAATGTTAAAGAGCGATCCAACGTCCTGTTGGGTGGTGCGTCCTGCTGATGGATAGAATATACAAAACGTATTCAACCAGTGCAATACGAAATGTATACTGATTTTATGTTGTATACGTTATGTCATGAAATTGAAGGGGATTTATTTTCGATAGGCGCAAAAAAACCCGCACTAGGCGGGCATAAATTCGTTCAAATGAAGTTTTTTCTCGTAGGCATTACGCTTGCTGTGTGTAACCCGTCGCTATAATAACAACAATGCTTAGCATGATCACAAAATGATCGATGATAAGAATCATCCCTAAGGATTGGCAGTTCTGATGGATATGATAAGGGCACAAAAAAGCCCGCTCAGTGGCGGGCTAATGGAGAAGAGGTAGTTAAAAGGCGTAGTAATCGTGTTGGCTATGCGGTTCTGCCTTTCCAGTCTGTTGAGAAGTCTAGATCTTTCAAGAGCTGATAAACATTGCAACATTGAACCCCAAGATTATTACAGACGTCGGGTACTTTCCGATTTGCTCTAATTTTACTAGGTTTAGGGGTTTCATTGGTAACTACTATCCTATTGCGTATATCCTTCATTGCGTAAGCAATTAAAAATGGATCCTTACCTATTTTCTCAATTTCCAGATCAGATAAGTCTTGTGCATATCCATTATTTACTACACGACCAAGAATATCTGCGTCAAAATCCTCTTGAAGCATAATGTGCGGCTTATTCGTTTTGTGATGAACCCATTTTGCATGAATATCACTATCACCGCCTTTGATTTCATCAATTATTTCTCGTGGCATTTTGAGACGGCCATTTGTCGCATGAAATAAAATCCATTCCCAAAACTCTGGTACGCGTCTCTGAGGATAATAATAATCGTGAGCATGGATCAAAATGTTAGCATCGAGTAAAAATAATTTATCCCTTTGTTCAGACATTATAATCCCACCATTTTTGCCACATTTCCAGGACTGACACCTAGAACCTTCCCTGCTTTGGTTTCGGTTATTACACCCTCTAAAATAGAGTTTTTAACAACCCTCAAAAGTGCGCCACCAGTCTTATGACGCTTTGTCACATAAAAAGTACCCGCCGATTTCTTTTCATCTTGCTTTTTTACTTTGCTCTGCATCCACATCTCTTTGAAATGAGAGGATATTTCTTCCCATTCTTTAATGCTAATCCTTCCATCTCTCAGCAGACGGTATGCTATTAGTGAAGGGCTTACATTATAAAATGAAGCCCTTTCCTGAAGTACTGTTGAAAGTTCTTCGAAGTTTGAAGGATCATCTATTTTTACTGTATTGAGATCATCTGCGGGCAATAGAATGTTACTAGCAATATCATTGCAATATTTTTCAATCTTGTGCGCAACGCTGGTATTGCTAATCCCAGTTTCGCCAATAAGTATATGAGCAAGCTCATGCAATAGCGTAAAACTCCAAGCCGCTTTTGAATCATTATCATTTATAACAATAAACGGCGCGATTTTATCCGCTATAGCAAAGCCTCTGAAGTAATTAGTGCTAACGGATGAGTGATGGCTGCCCAGATTTCCAATCAAGAGGATGAAAACACCTTCGTTTTCGACCTGCTTCCTTAGATATCCCATTGCATCATGTGCTGTTCCTTGCCGCCTAAATTCTTCAGAACTAATATTGAATCTTGTGTTTATATAGGAGACGGCATCTGCTATTTCTGGCAGATTATTTAGGAAACCAACAAAGTCCTTAACTTCAGCATCATCAGAGTCGATCAAAGCTTCGCGAACGATGCTCTGCCGGACAAAAATATCTCTAACAATTGCATCAACATTTCCATTAGCTTCTAGAGGTATGGAGTCAGGAACGGTTCTGTAGTCCTCCCCTTTTTTTTGAATAACTGGAGGCTTAGTAAGGTAGAACGTAAGAAGAGGGCGATGATACAACTTAGCTATCTCACCTACCTTTTTACTTGTTGGTTCTTTTTCTCCTGATTCATAATCAGACAAAATAGAAGCACCTGATTCCTTTGAGCTTTTGAGATTCAGCTTCTTTGCAGCTTCGTCCAAACTCAAGCCAGAGCTTTCTCTTGCCCATTTTATAATTTCAGGATTTGGCTTAGCCATAGTCTCTACCAAGTAAAAAAACACCAACTATCATACATTCATTGTTGTGCATCAAAGATTCATCGTCAATTCGTTTATACCTACTGCGCCCATTCGAAAAGACTTCATTCGGCTCTATCACTCACCTGATATGCGCTGTTTCATTTCACGATGATGCTTGTGATAGTCCTCATCGCATTCAGCTGAACAGAAAGCCGTGTCAGCCACCACTGGCTCATCCGTACACCAAATGCAGTTACCATTGCGGCTAACTAGGCGTGGCGCACGAGCTGAGAGAGCAGCTGAAAGGCGAGACTCTTCTCGTTCTTGTGCCAAATCGATATCGTCCATAATTGTTCTCCTTATTAATTATTCTAGAATTCTTTTCCAGCCTCTTTTCCGTCAGCCCATTTAGTAATCTGGCTATCAATCTTTCCATCGAGGTAAGAGGTAAAGTGGGGCATTCCTGCCTTCAGTAGCAGGGCAATGCACGCTGCAAATGCCAAAACAAGTACTACTCTGCTTATGCTCATAAACTCTCCGTGTATAGATTAACTGAACGTCTCTTCCGGCCAATGAGCATTACAGCAGCCGCAACTTAGTCTCAATTGCCACGCCGATTATCCTGCAGTTTCCATTGATGGGCGTCATAGGCCATTGAGGGTTTAACCCCTTAAGATACTTCTGGCTACCGTCAATAATCAGCTTTTTGAAGGTCGCTTCGTTGTCATCTACCAATTTGGCTATGACGAGGTTACCGTTAACTGCTTCGCGGCCAGTATCAAACAACACGAACGTGCCCTCTGGGATGCTCAACCCCATCGGAGCAGTCATTGAATCTCCTTCAACCTCAAGCCAGAAAGCATCACCTTGTGCATGCGCATCTGATTCAAGCCATAAGTCGATCTCTTTTAGTGTATAGGGCTCGCATGCTTCAGCCCATGCGCCGGCTTGAACCTTACTCAACACAGGAAAGCGCTTACCTGGCTTATATTGTTCAACGAACGCCACATTATTTAACGACCCAGGTGTAGGGGCTATGGTTCCATCGTGGTTGACAATGAACTCCTTCATGCCGAGGAATCGCATTATTTTTGCGATGTCCTCGATCCCCGGCTCACGCCTAGCATTTAGCCAGTGGCTAACGGCACCCTTGGTTATCCCTAGATGCTCGGCCAACTTCTCTTGATTTATGTCCATGTCCTTCATACGGGACTTGGCCAAGTCATACCATTTCATATTCATCCCTAAATCATACAATTCGTATTCTTTTAATCGAGACACAAAATGTATATTTTGTTGCTCACTACAGATACGAAATGTATACTACGGTTTTAAGGAGGACCCTATGAACAACTTACGCAACATTCGTAAGCAGTTGGGCCTGACGCAGGGAGAGCTAGCAGTCGAACTTGGATTAACAAAAGGCGCGATTGGACATTACGAAAATGGTCGTCGCAGCCTGAATTTAAACCAATGCCGAGAGCTAGTCGCCGTTTTCAAAAAACACGGCGCGTCAGTGGGAATCGATGATTTATTCCCGCCAACAGCAGCTTAAGCATTACCGCTCTTTAAAACTCTGAAGCCGCTCCCGCCGAAATGCCGGAGCAAACCCAAGTGACTTGCTCACCGCAATGTCACGCAACTAATTCAACAAAGGAATATTACGCAATGGAATCAGCAAACTACAGCAAACCAACAGAGAGCGAGATTAACCGCACTCAAACAGATCTTCTACTGGCTGTGTCTCAAATGACCGGGCGAGAGTTCGCTAAAGGCGTTGGGTGCCATGAGACGAAGATTAGCCGCGCTGACTGGCGCTTTATTGCAGCTGTGATTTGTACGGCTCGCATGGCTTGGGAAGTTAGCCCGATGGGCCGGTTAGTGCAGGAAACGATTGAGGCGATAAGCGCCAAAGAAAAAGCCCCAAACGCGGGAACGTTTGAGGCTTAAACCACATTAGTGACACCAATCACTGGAGGTAATAATGCCAGGACTAACTGGATATGTAAACAGTAAAGGGGGCAGTTATGGCAACTGCTGAACTTTTAGACTTCAACGCAGCTCGCAAGCTCAGGAGCGCAAGGATGGAAAACCAAAAGCAGGGGCACTTTGCACTGTTCAGGAGTCTTCTGTCCAAGGATTGGGCCAAAGATACTGCCAAGCTGGCAATGTGGATTCGGCTTATCGGTGAGGCTTCCTACAGACCACGCACAGTAGAGTTTTCCGGCAAAGAGTGGAATCTACAACCCGGCGAACTGGTGACCACAGCGGCGATTATCGGACGTAAATTGCGTGATCAGGACGGTCATGAGAAGAGTCCGCAGGCGGTGACCCGGATGATTAATTTCTTCGCCAGAGAAGGGATGATCACCACCAAAGGAACACGCTTCGGGACGGTGATCACCATCACGAATTATGCCGAATATCAGGCCATTTCACCCGATGAACCTCGCGAAAGACCATCCGATAACAACAAACCCAATACTGGCGCGGCTTTGAGTGCCATACCCGATGAACCATCCGAAGAACCAACCGGTGAACAGAACAAGAAGTTACTAGAACAAGAATTAAATAATAATTACCCCCATACCCCCAAAGGGGGCCGGGATGGCGATCAGGTTTCACCTGAAAAGCGAAAGGCAGAGCGCATCGATTACGATTCATACCTGGTAGCCTACAACGAGGAAGTTGGTGATCGGCTGCCACATGCCGTCGCTGCAAACGAGGCCCGCAAACGTCGCATCAAGAAATTAATCCCCCAACTGAAAACGCCTAACGTCGCCGGATTCCGGTCATACGTTCGGGCTTTTGTCTGTCAGGCCAAGCCGTTTTACTTCGGCGCCAATGACACTGGCTGGTCAGCAGATCTCGATTACCTGCTCAGGGATGCAACGCTGACAGGCGTCAGGGAAGGCAAATTTGCAGACCACAAGGAGCCAGCATGACTAACACAGATATCGAAGCCAGTGTAATCGGAGGCTTGCTGATTGGCGGATATACGCCTGATGCGAGTGACGTGATCGCCACGCTGGACGACAGCGCATTCAGCGTTGAGCTGTACCGCCGCGCATTTGGCGAGATTAAGCGCCAGGCGAAACAGCGAGGCCTGATTGACGGCATGATGGTTGCGGAAGCCATGGGGAATGACTACGTCGCTCACATCATGGAAACCACGCGTAAATGCCCCTCAGCAGCAAACCTGAAAGGCTATGCACGAGTCGTGGCTGACTACCACAAGGTACGCCGGTTTACCGAGCTGATGGACGCTGGTAAGCGCGAGATATCTTCGGCCGGCAATCATGAGTTAGCGCTCAACGCCATCAACCAGTTCATGGCATCGCTGACCGACATTGACCGCCCCGGTGATGAAATCAGGCCGATGCACATCCGTGACGTTCTCGACGGGTATCAGGAGCTGCTGGAGAAGCGCGTTAGACAGGGTGAAGAGTCCGACACGCTGAAAACCGGCATTCCAGAGCTTGACCAGATTACCGGCGGCATCAACCCGGTTGACCTGGTTATCGTGGCTGCACGTCCGGGCATGGGTAAGACGGAATTTGCACTCACAGTGGCGGAAGGAGTTGGTCGGCAGCAACTGCCCGGCAGCAAAGATAATCGAGGCGTGCTGATTTTCAGCATGGAAATGGACGCAAACCAGATTATTGAGCGACAGCTTGCAGGAGCTGGAAACCTCCCGGTATCGGATCTGCGCAACCCCGCAAAGATGGACGACGAAGGCTGGGCGAAAGTCACGCTAGGCATGAAGCGCCTGCTTGATCTGGATGTCTGGATTGTTGACGCCAGCAAGATGAACGTCGAGCAGATCCGCGCCATCGCAGAACGTCACAAGCGCAACCACCCGGCGTTATCGCTCATCCTCGTTGACTACCTCGGCCTGATTGAGAAGCCGAAGGCAGACCGGAACGACCTCGCGATCGCACACATATCTGGCAGCCTGAAACGCATGGCGAAAGACCTGAAGACGCCTGTCATGTCACTGAGCCAGCTATCCCGAGATGTTGAGAAGCGCCCTAAAGGCCAGCGCCGCCCGACCAACGCAGACCTGCGCGACTCAGGAAGCATTGAGCAGGACGCAGACAGCATCATCATGCTTTACCGCGAAGCCGTATATGACGATGAATCACCCGCTGCAAAACTGGCAGAAATCATCGTCACCAAAAACCGCTTCGGGCAACTCGGCACCGTCTATCAGGCCTTCGTCAACGGTCACTTCAAGCCAACCGATCAGGAAGAAGCCGCAAAGCTATGCCGCACCAAGCCTGAACAACCTCAACAGCAATCACGCCGCTACAACAAAGGGGCTGACGTATGAATTTAACCATCGAAGATGCAGAAGCGATCACCGCGCTTATCCGCGCAGACCGACCGCATTACACCGGGCCAGTGTTTGTCGATCTCGGAAAGCTGGAAGAACTCCACATGCGCAGCGCTGCTTCACATGTCCATTACGCGCTGCTTTTCGCATCCGGCAAGCTTTTCTCAGGCAAGAGGGCTGCGTCATGACACAGGTAATTCACGGACTGCCTCGCGCCGAGCTGATTAAGCGCGTATTCGGCGAAAGCAAACCACCGGCACCACAGCGCGATTCCGTTCCGAAAAAGGCGGCAATAACAAAACTAAGGGTGGGTTCTGATGCGAGCTGACAAAATCAAAAAACCAAACCACATTCACCGGATTATTGATGAGCGTGGATTCATCTTCGTGCACCGTTATGCTTGGAGCCATAGCGCTATGCGCAAGGTTACCCGACGTATGTGCAAAGATGGAATCCTGCTCAAGGTTGCAGAGGATCGCGATGGGTTCAAATATATTCGGACGCAACAGGAGGGAGGCAATGAACAAGCCAATCGCTGAAGTCGCACGCAGTAATATCCACCTTCTGAAAGAAATGCAATCCGCTCCCAATATCGGATTGAGCATGTGCTCTGAGCTATTCCTGCAAGCCCTTGAGATTGCCCTGCCAGTACTGGAGCAGAAGGAAATGATAACGGATAGCGCATCTTTGATAACGGATAAGCAGGATTTGATAACGGATACCTACCTGCAGATTGAAAATGATGGCTGGATTGAGTGGGAAGGTGGCAAATGCCCGGAGGCATACAGCACCGAAGTGCAAGTTAAATACCGTGACGGAATGGGCATGGAAGATGCTGCCGGTAATTTTAGCTGGACTCATGATAACGAGCCGGACGACATCATCGCCTACCGCATAGTCTGAACGCAAAGACAACGCTATTAGCTAGAGGAGTATTAAAGATGGTGAAGAGATATACAGAGGGTGGGTATGGTGTTAGTGAGATGGAAGAAGACCAAAATGGCGGCTGGGTACGTTATGAAGACCACCTGAAAGAAATATCAAAAATACGACAGCAGTTTATTGCGACTGAGGCGGGTGGGTGGATTGCGTGGGGTGGAGGCGAGTGTCCGGTTGATGCCGCACAAGTCGTGGATGTTAAGTGGCGTGCTGGTGGCGTAATGAAGGTTGAGGCAGGCGGCAGGACTTGGTTTCATGATGGAAAATTCTACGACATCATCGCCTATCGGGTGATTGAGAATGATGGGAGGGAAGGATGAGTGAAGAATTAGAGCGCAATGAATTTGAACATTGGGCAGAAGAGGTAGGGGCGCTTCCTTGGGGCAGCCTAAAGACCCGCCGAATTGGAGATGGTTACTCAGCGCAGGTTTACAACTACATGTGGAATGCGTGGCGCGCACGTAGCCAACTGGAGAGTGTATGACAACCCAAACCAGCGGCGATGATTGCCGTGAAAGTGGAGAAGGGGAAACCATGAGAGAGCAATTCGAAGCATGGATAGTATCGATGCCTCGATACACCGAAGGCGACATTAAAAAAAGAGCCGATGGTCAGTATGAATACATGGAAACCGAGTGGTGCTTCAGGGCATGGGTGGCAAGTCGGGAAGCAATGAAAATTGAAATACCAGATCCTGCCTGCCGATACGCTGACGACTCACACAAAGCCTATAGCAGAAAGCAAGTTGTAAATATGCTAGCCGAGCTAGGAGTTCATATTGTCGAGGAAGAGATATGAGCAACGTAATCCCCCTCAGACCTGACCCACTCCGCCAAGCCTACGAAGCAAACGACAAACTCAACGACACGAAACTGACACCAGAGCAACAGCTGCTGGTCGACAGCATCGCGTCATATCTGGAGAAAGCTATCGAGGAACGCCATGCAAATCGAGCTGATCAAATCGGCCGGGGGGATATTCACCCCAGCGCTTGATAGTGACATACAGCGCCTTACCCGCTTCAAAAATGGCGAGCAGTACACCGCCGAAATCAAACTGACCCGCAACCCCGCATTCCATCGAAAAACTTTCGCATTCTTCAACTTCTGCTTTCAGCACTGGGCTGCTGACCGGGCAGGGCTTGAGCATGCCGATGAAACGACACAGTTCAACCGGTTCCGCAAAGACCTGACCATCCTGGCAGGCCATTACGACATGGTGACGAACATCCGCGGCGAGGTTAGAGCTGAAGCAAAGAGTCTGGCCTACAGCAACATGGAGCAGGAGGAATTTGAGCGCTGCTATTCATCCCTGATTAACGCCGCCATTAAACATGTATTCGCCGGCACCAAAGACCAGAACATTATCAACCAACTCTATTCCTACTTCTGAGGAATCCAATGACACCCTTTACCGATATTGGCGCAGCCATTGAAGAAGCTGCGTGGCTGGCGTTCATCCATGAGAAGCCTCACTGCGTATACCAGCGCTTTGACGGACTGATGGAAGTGAAACCAGAACACCCCGATCGCAACGCAATGTTCACCACCGGCACGCCGGGAACTGTAACCACTGAATACAGGTGCGCAGCATGAGCAAAGGCAGATACCAACACCACACACAGGAAGAGTGCAACAAGGTAGGGAAGCTTAGAAAAATGGGGCTGACATTCGCAATCATCAGCCAGCGCATGGGATGCAGCATCGACACATGCCGGCATATGTTAGCGAGGGCGAGATGAAGAGATCATGGTTCACCCATCCGGAACCGCTCGACACCACCACCGCAAACGAACTCATTCAGCGCTACACCTCCCGGCAGATTCAAACCAAAAAGACGCTCGCATTCGACCCGAAGTTCTGGCTCGTTTCCGCGCTGCTACCTGAATCCCGCCACGAACCTAAACCAAGCAAGCAATATCAAAACCCGATGTGGAGCCAGCTATGAGCAACAAGACGGACTACACCTATCTCGACATGCTCATTCAGGAGCGAATTGCAGCAGGCAACAACACATTCTCAAAAATTGACGGCGGAGAAGTTTATAAGCAAGCGCAGTGGCTTGAAGGGCAAATCAAAAGTTCAGCCTTTCGCATTATCGACCGACGACTGCAGGCCTTGCGAAAGAAGGGACTAATTAAGTACACAACCGCAGATAAGTGGACAATCAATCATGCGTGAACGCTGCACCCGCTGCCACACCATCCTCACCAGTGAAGATAAGCACTTTCACGGCATAAGCTGCCACACCTGCGAAGAGGACTCCTGGTATGCAGAACACTTCGAATACGTCCCATTCCACGCCATCTGGCGATACGCCCGATATCAGGTGCGCTGGTTGTCCTGCGTTACTCACCACGGAGGAAGTTTATTGTTGCGCTGCCTGCGTCGATGCGTGGGCAGAAGCCGATCCCAATTTCGACATGACAGGAGACGATAATGGCACAGGCTAAAAAGCCGAAACCGCCGAAGCCGAAGAAATGCAAATGCTGCCCTGATAAGTTTATCCCCCGCAATAGCCTCCAAACTGTCTGCTCTCCCAAATGTGCCATCCAACTCGCTAACCAACTCACCGAGCGCAAGCAAAAGCGCCTGGCGAAAGAGGAGCGCGCGGCATGGAACAAGCGCAAAGCCGATGTGAAACCGTTAAGCCACTGGATGAACATGACCCAGCGAGCATTCAACGACTTCATCAGGGCGAGAGACGGCGACGTTTGTATCAGCTGTGGCAGCACAACAGCAGTTAGCTATCACGCGGGACATTTCAGGACAACTGCCGCGGCTTCGCAGTTAAGGTTTAACGAGGATGGATGTCACAGCCAATGTTCAGCCTGTAACGTTCACCACTCCGGCAACATCGGCCCATACAGGGTCAACCTCATAGCAAAAATCGGCCTTCAGCGCGTCTTAGCGCTCGAATCCAACAACACACCTCACCGATACACCCGCGAAGAACTGGAGCGCATCAGAGCGCATTACAGGGCTGCGCTGCGTGAGCTGAAAACCAAATTGGAGCAGGCAGCATGACCGACTACCTCAGACAGAAGTGGCAACTGCTGCGGATGTACCGCGCCCGCCGCATGTTCGAAATCAACTACCGCATATTACGTAACACAGCGAAAATCATGGGGGTAAAAGATGCCAGTACGCGAGCTTAATCTCACTAAAGAGCAGCATGACTGGCTTAACAGCTGGTTAGAACTTTGGGGTGCGTGGGTGTATTCAGGAAGGCTGGAAAAGCGCCAGAGCAGCGTCATAGCGCAATACATGGCTACTGTTGAACCACAATCATATCCATACCGCCCAATGTGCAACGATGATGACGGACTCTTGATTTCTCAGGTCGTGGACTCCGTCATGAGCATCGATAAAAAAGCCTTTGGCATACTGCTTAGCTACTACGCACACGGCTCTTCCAAGCGTGCAATCGCATCTTACTATCACAAGTGCGCAAGTCCTCGCAAAATGTCGGGGCGCGGCGGCGAAAGCTATCGCGTACCTTCAATGATTACTTGCCGGCGAGAAGTGGACGAGATACTCAATGCAAGTTTGTATCTTCTCTACACTCCGCTGCTAAATGCATTTAACGATCGCAAACGTGTGGTTAAAATTAGAAAAGTCGCATAGTAAGTATTGACTCTGTTGAGCCAATGAGCCACAATTTGAATGTAAGCTGCCGTAAGTGTTCTTAATGATGCCCGGACAGCAATCGAACAAACAATTGTGATATTCAAAAGCCTCGCAGCCTCACCAGCTAGCAGGGTTTTTTTGCGATATTGACACCCGAAAAAAGTTTTTGTAAAAAGTGAATCGCCTGATGTGTATTGTTCTTTAGTCCAATCATTCATCTCGCATATCAGGCCGAAAGCCCCGTCTTGACCGATGGGGCTTTTTGTTTTTCAGAGTCTAAAAATCAGGCACTTTTTCGATTGCCTGAGATTAAAGGTCAGGAAATAGGCAGTAACAATAATCAATCACACCTGCACGGCAAATTTAATAAATGTTTAACCTTCCGCATGTACCTTGAGCTTACCCCTTCAAGAGCTAAGCCATTACGAGTGCCGGAGATAAGCGCCGGGTGGGGTACATCAAATTTATGAGGCCGCCAATTGGCGGCCTTTTTTCGTTTTAGCGCCATCCCAAAACTTATTCAGACCCTCATTGCTGTGTGGGGATGAGCGCTCTTTTCTTACGACTACAGGCGGCACCAAGCGAACAGCGAGGTGTATATGAGTATCGATATGAGCAAACTGGCATCAGGCGCGGCATACGGCGCTTCTGCCGGGACGATTGCCAACGGTCTGCTGACCAGGTTAAGTCCCGATGAATGGAGTGCTGTTGGCGTGCTGGCTGGTATTCTGGTCGCGCTATTCACGCTCGGCATCAACTGGTATTACAAACGCAAGGCCACTCTAGCGCAGATTAAAGCGTTACAACGCTGGCCCACCGCGCCCGACCTCACCGAGGATTAACCCCATGGCAATGTCAAACACACTGCGCAACAGGCTTATTGCTGCTGCCGGCGGCGGAGCCATGCTTATCGCTACGGTATTCCTCGGCGGAAAGGATGGAGTGGAAGGGCGCGTGTATGAACCCTACAAGGATGTGGCTGGCGTATGGACTGTCTGTGATGGTCATACCGGTGCCGACATCGTGAAGGGCAAGAAGTACACCGACCGCGAATGTGATCGCCTGATGTGGAATGACCTGCAGCCGGTTAAGAAGGCTGTCGACTCCATGGTCAAGGTGCCGCTGGGTGAATACCCGCGCGCCGCACTCTACAGCTTCACCTATAACGTCGGCACATCTGCCTTCTCCAAATCCACTCTGCTGAAAAAGCTTAACGCTGGCGACCAGGCTGGAGCATGCGAAGAGCTGCGCCGCTGGGTGTACGCCGGAGGCATGAAGTGGAAAGGGTTGATGAACCGCCGCGACATGGAGCGTTCTCTCTGCCTGGCGGAAAGCGCAAATGATATTTAGCTTACGGACCGTCCTGATCGCTATCGCTCTGATGATTGTAGTCGCATTAGGTTATGGGGAAATCCGCTATCTAAACGGCTGGTATGCCCATAGCGACAAAGTAAACGCCGAGCATGCAGCGAAGAAGCAGAAGGCCGAAGCAAAACTGGCGCCCACTGAAGCAAAAGCAGCAACCGCTAACGCTGATGGAAAGGTCATCTACAAAACCATTTACCGCGACGTGGTGAAATATGTTCAGGATCCGAATCGCACTGTGTGCCGGTTTGATGATGATGCTGTCAGCATGCGCCAGCGAGCCATCGATGCTGCCAACAATATCGCAGGATTTGATGAGCCCACCGTGCAAGCTAAGTCCGGCGGGAAGTGATAGTGACGCTGACTTGCAGGCGGATGTAGATAATGCCGAATGCGTGAGAACGCTCCGCCTGAACACTTACCGCTGGCAGGCGTGGTATAGGGCGTCACAATAGAGCTAACGTGATCCTTAGAAAGTAATTTAAGCTGTCACTCTTATGTAAATCTTGATGGATAGCCGTACATGCAGGGATATTTAATAGACTATAAAGGGGCGTTTCAGCGCGGGTACAAGCTAGGGTGGAAACGCTGGATTATTTTTTCTCTGAAAAGTGTATTACTGTTCATTGTCCTTTACCTTGCAATCTGCTGCTTTCAATACGCGCTCCTGTTCTACACATCACTTTACGAACATGTCACGGTCAACGAGGCACAGCTATCTAGCCTGCTAGCAATTACCCTCATGCTGCTGATTAGCGCCATTCCAAGCATTATTTATCTGGTCAGGCTTATCTTTCGTTGAATGCCGGGCAATGGGTGCATTTGCGAGTGCGCCTGATGATGAAATCTCACTATTGCCAGCTATTAAGAATCAATCAATGATAGTGATTTACGCTATCTTGAGGTTCTAATGGCTAATCGATATTTTGAATTTAACGAACAAATACCCATTGAGGAAGCTAGGGAATTGCACGCTCAATTCAGGCACCACTTGGATCATGTTGTGAAGGCATCGTATATGCCCGGTACGAATGGAAATCATGTGATTGTTGCTGATGGGGATGGAGAATCAATTACTCAAATATTTGGTGGTGAAGACGAGAAATTTATCGATCTTTACTACATCGATGAGTACAGCAAAATTTAGCAAGCCGCCTACGGGCGGTTTTTTATTGGAGCCAATATGCCTGACACCTACCGCATCACAGTCACTACCAAATCAGGCGAAACACACATTGGCCTGATGAATCGATCACAACCTGAAATCGTAAACGGCTTCATTGGTGTTGCTCAGGAAGATGGCGCTTGGGTATACCTCGCACCAGATGACGTGCTCAAGATGGAGTACGTGCCGGAGCAAGAAAAATGACTCAATCCTATCCATTACAAACACATAAATTCCAATGGGAAAATCATTTCCTGATTTTTTGAATGAGACCTAATGCGCCACCAAACGCACCGATGCCTACTAATGCAGCGGCAAAAACGCCTTTCTTTGAATTTTTGGACTCTTGCAATTGCGCCTTAAGTCCAGATTCATTCATCCGCTCAATAGCTTGGATGGCTTCGGAGGCTTTAGACTCGTGAGCTATCCCAATACTAGCAATAGCCTCGGCATTCCTAACCGTCATACCCGCAGAGTATTCGACCGTGCTTTTGTGAATGCCAGCAATCGTTGATTGAGTTGAATCAACAATCGTTGATTTAGCCTCTTCAGATAGAGGTTTGGCAGATAAAACCTCTTCAATTAAAGCGCCAGCTGATTTTAGAGCAGCAGGCTTTCGCCCAGATTCATCAAATTGGCGAAGATGTGTTCTCAGGGTGTCAATTTTATCGTTCATTGTATTGCCCATTAAATGTCCTTTATGACGTTAACGGCAGGGAACTAATGAACTTGAGAAATTAATCGACCTAAAATTCACAAGGAAAACTTATGGCGACCAAAGCTAAAACTGGCCGCCCTTCTGATTATCTACCAGAGGTGGCTGCTGACATCTGTTCACTGCTTGCCGATGGTGAAAGCCTGCGTAAAGTTTGTGAGAGATCAGGCATGCCTGCAAAGGCAACCGTGTTCCGCTGGCTGGCTCTGCACGAAGACTTTAGAGACCAATACGCGAAAGCCACAGAGACTCGCGCCGACGCTATTTTCGAAGAGATGTTCGACATTGCTGATAGCGTGGCAGAAGAGGCCGCTGCTGTTGGCAAAGCCCGCCTGCGAATTGACACTCGCAAATGGGCATTAGCCCGGATGAATCCGAAGAAGTACGGCGACAAGGTGAGTCAGGAAATCGACCACAAATCGTCTGATGGCAGCATGGCGACCAAGCCAACGACAATCCAGCTTCTACCTGTTGAGCCAAAAGCATGAGTGAAGCCGTTCAACTTCCAATCCCCGCCAAACTCGCGCCACTGTTCACTGCAATCAATAAACGCTATCGCTGCTCACACGGTGGGCGTGGTAGCGCCAAGACCCGCACCTTCGCACTAATGACTGCAGTGAAGGCGTATCAGTCAATGATGAATGGTGAGAGCGGCGTAATACTGTGTGCACGAGAGTTCATGAACTCGCTGGAAGAGTCGAGCATGCAGGAAGTTAAGCAGGCGATCCTGTCGGTGCCGTGGCTGGCTTCTAACTTCGACATTGGCGAGAAATACATTCGTACCATCGACAAGACGGTGACATACGTTTTCGCCGGCCTGCGACATAACCTCGACAGCATCAAATCGAAAGCACGCATCCTGTTGTGCTGGGTTGACGAAGCAGAATCAGTGAGCGAAATCGCCTGGCAGAAGCTTAGCCCCACCGTTCGCGAGGAAGGTTCAGAGATTTGGGTAACATGGAACCCTGAGCGCGATGGCAGCGCTACTGATAAACGCTTTCGCAAAGAGGCTGGTGACGACTGCGTAACGGTCGAGATGAATTACACCGACAATCCGTGGTTTCCTGACGTGCTTGAAGGCGAGCGACTGAACGACCAGCGCCGCCTCGATCCGGCAACCTATGCATGGGTGTGGGAGGGGGCTTATCTCGAAAACTCCGATAAGCAGGTACTGGCCGGTAAATACCGCATCGCTGAATTTAGTGACACGCTGTGGCAAGAAGCTGATCGCCTGTTCTTCGGCGCCGACTTCGGGTTCGCCAAAGACCCGAACACTCTTACCCGCTCATTCATTCTGCACAACCGCCTTTACATCGAATATGAGGCTTACGGTCAACAAACCGAACTCGACCACATGCCAGCGCTTTACGACACAATACCCGGTTCGCGTGAATGGCCTATCAAGGCCGACTCCGCGCGACCCGAGACAATCAGCTACCTCAAGCGTCAGGGCTTCAAAATATCAGCTGCTGAAAAGTGGCAGGGTAGCGTTGAGGATGGAATCGCCCATCTGCGCGGCTTTGACGAAATCATCATCCACCCACGTTGTAAGAACGTAGCGCGTGAAGCTCGCCTGTGGTCGTACAAAACTGACCGCATCACTGGTGAGGTGCTGCCGAAACTGGCAGATGGTGATGAACACTGCTGGGACGGCATTCGCTACGGCCTCGATGGTCACATCAAACGCAAGGCTCAGACGATGGGCATGATGATTCCTAAACGCCTGCAAGGCAGATAACCCACCGACGGACAAACCATGACTGACAAATTAACGCTAGCCGTCAATCACGCGCTGAATGACGTCAGGCTTGCCCGTGCGCGCGCCATGCTAATCAACCCCGGCATGGGATTGGATGCCAAGCGTGAAAGCGCGTGGTGCGAATACGGCTTCAAAGATGACCTGTCATTCGATGACCTTTACAAACTCTACCGGCGTGGCGGTATCGCTCATGGTGCAGTGAATAAGCTTGTCACCAACTGCTGGAAAACGAATCCGCAGGTAATCGAGGGTGAGCAATCCGACGATTCACGCGAGTTAACCGCGTGGGAGAAGGCCAGTAATCAGGTCTTCACTCACCGATTCTGGCGAACATTCGCCAAAGCTGACATGCGACGCCTTGTTGGTCGCTGGGCTGGTATCCTCCTGCACATCAAAGACAGCAAAAACTGGGACCAGCCTGTCATAAAAGGTAAGGCGCTACAGAAAATTACGCCGGTATGGGCCAGCGCATTGGAGGTTGGTAGCCGTGACAACAATGGCGCCATCACAATGTGGCAGTACAGCGAATCGTTGTCCGATGGCAGCACGGCGCAGCGCGACATACATCCCGATCGCGTCCTGATAATTGGAGACATGTCGGATGATGAAATCGGATTCCTCGAGCCTGGATATAACGCCTGTGTCAGCCTTGAGAAAGTCGAAGGTGGTTCAGGTGAATCATTCCTGAAGAACGCCGCGCGCCAGCTAAATATCAACTTCGATAAAGAAATCGACTTCAACAATCTGGCCTCGCTTTATGGCGTCAGCGTCAATGAGTTGCAGGCGCGATTTGATGAGGTAGCCGTCGAAGTTAACCGCGGCAATGACACCACGCTAACGACTCAGGGCGCGACTGTAACACCGCTGGTATCAGCCGTTGCTGACCCATCGCCAACCTATGACGTGAACCTGAAGACCTTCAGCTCATCCGTAGACATGCCATCGCGCATCATCGTTGGTAATCAGTCAGGAGAGCGTGCCAGCACGGAAGACCAGATTTACTTTAATGGCCGCTGCCAGTCTCGCCGCGGCGACCTGTCGTTCGACATTGAGGATATGGTCGACAAGCTGACCTATCTGCAAATCATCAAGCCGGTCGGCAAGTTCAGCATTGTGTGGGATGAGCTCAACGAGCAGTCACCATCTGACAAACTGGATAGCGCCACCAAGATGAGCACCATCAACCAGACATCTCTCGCATCTGGTGAGCAGGTATTCACAGTTGATGAAATTCGCGTAGCGGCTGGTTATGAACCGGGCGGCGGCGAACCATTGCCGGAGATTGATGATGGCGAAGAGGACGACAACGCCCAAACCGGCGATTCTACCCAGCAATAAGCAAGACCCGACCGGCATCGACCGGTTAGAGCGCAAGGCGATGAAGGATTTCGCCAGCCGCATGAAACGGATCGGCAAAGCCTACATCGCCGCACTTGAACGCTTCCCTGCAATCCTCGTTGTTAATGCCAGTTACGAATACCAGATTGACCCGCTCATCCTCACCATGACGCTCAATGATGCCAGCGTGCTTACTGACTCCATTCTTCTAAAGGGAGAGCAGAGCCACCACTGGTTCACTGAGACCTATGTTGAGGCGGCTGCTGTGCGCGGTACAGCTCAGGCGTTCGCGAACCTTTCTCAGCAGTCAGCAACGTATCTGGCTGACCGGCAATCACTTCAGTCGCTTCTGCTTAGCGAGCCTTATCAGCGTCGAATGTCGCTGGTCTATGCGCGTGAGTTCGAAGAGATGAAAGGGTTGTCAGCTGAGACAAAGCGCAACATGGCGCGTGTGCTTACGGATGGCATGGGGCGCGGGCTGCATCCATCGGTAGTGGCTCGCAATCTGAGAAATCAGGTTGGCATTGAATCGCGCAGGGCTAACACCATCGCTCGCACAGAGCTGACTACAGCGCTCCGCAGGGCCAGATGGGATGAGGCTGACGAAGCAAAGAAAAACCTCGGGCTGAATATCCGGCTCATGCATTTCTCCGCACTAAGCCCGACAACGCGCCAGTCTCACGCTTTTCGCCATGCTCACATCTACACAGTCGAAGAGGTGAGGGCGTGGTACGCCACCGGAGCGAATGCGATCAATTGCAAATGCTCGCAGGTAGAGGTACTGGTCGATGCCAAAGGCAACCCGGTTAACTCGAAAGTTGTCGAGATGGCGCAGAAAGAATTCAGGCAGTGGAAATCACTCGCCGCAAACCAATCACATCACTGCTGCGGACACAGGCACGCGGCTTAATCGAGAGATAACCATGACTATGCAGGTCAACGTCACCACCAAGGTGAACAGTCAGGCTATTCGCCGTGAAACGCATAACGGGCGTGCTCACCTGGTTCTGCCAAGTTACACGCTGCCGGCCAACGTTGTGATGAACGGCGGTCTGTATTCAGCCGCTGAAATCGACGCTCACTATCAGGGGCTGGAAGGAACGCTGGCGCCACTTGGACACCCCACCGTAGACGGACAGTTTGTTTCCGCATTCTCACCTGAAGGTATCAACGCCGGACATATCGGCGCGTGGAACCGCAATGTGAAGAAATCTGGCAACCGCATTTACGCAGAGAAGTGGGTTGATACCGTTGTTGCCAATCAGAGTGAAGGCGGTCGCGAGCTTTTGGAGCGCGTAGCAGCAATTGAGCGCGGTGAAGACGTGCCGCCGATTCATACCAGCGTCGCCGTATTCCTTGAGCAGCTGGAAGCTAACGAAGAGCAGAAGTCGCAGGGCATAGAGTGGGTAGCGAAGATCAACGCTATGGACCACGACGCCATTCTGCTGCATGAGGTCGGTGCTGCACAGCCAGAGCAGGGTGTTGGCCTGATGGTTAACGCTGACCAGGCCAAATCACTCAAAGCTAACTCAGGTGCACTGGTTGGCGAATCCTATCGCGAGCGCGAGCGCCGTATCGAACAGGCTGCCCGAGACAAGTTTGTAACCGGACCCGACGATTACGCGTGGATTGCTGACTTCACCGATTCGCAGGCGATCGTCATTCGCAATGGTGGCGACGCTCAGGTTTACGGCTACAGCAGCGACGGCGGGAAAATCACTTTCGATGATGCCGGTTCAAAGGTAGCTCGTCAGGAATCATGGGTGGCAATCGCTGCCAACAAATTCAAATCACTATTCACTCCGCAGGAAGCTCCTGCAACAAACCACCAAACGGAGGGCGATATGCCTTTAACCAAAGAAGAACTGGAACAGATCGGCACTATCGTCAGCAGCGCTATTGCTGCGAACAACGAAGCGTCACTGAAGCCAATTACCGAAGCGCTTTCAGGCATTCAGGCGAATCAGAAAACGCTCTCTGATGCTTTGACGGCCAACTCACGCGCCGAAGAACAGACCATGCGAGATGCAGTTAAAGCGGTGCACGGCGACATCATTGCTAATGCGCTGACAGGCGAAGCGCTGAAAGAGATGTTCAGCAAGCTTGGTGAAGCCACCCAGATCGGTGCAAACAGCGCCAAAAACCCACCTGTGACCGGCGCACCAGATCCGGCTGTTTACTTTGGAGGTGCTGCGTAATGGCACGTTATCGTCGAGTAAATATTGACGGTCAGTCTCTGTACAAGACCGAAACCCGCGTTACCGCTGCAGCACTGCAGCCGGGTACCGCGGCAGTCATCAATGACGACAATGAGTTCGCGCAGGCCACCGCGCTGGCTGGTCGTCTCTACATCATCGACGTTGCTTACCATCAGGGCCTGAACATCACTGAGGCTGTGCCTGCTGGTGATTCTGCTGTGGGTAATTACGTCGAGGAAGGCCGTGAGCTCGCGCTGCGCTGCGTGCCGGGAACCTATGAGAAGGATTCCCCGATCAAGCTCGGCACCAATGGCAACTTCACACTGGCAACTTCAGACACCGACTCGGTAATCGGCTACAGCCAGGACGAAGCGACCATTGCCGCGAGCACCTTTGATTTCATCCGTGTTCGTACGCGCGTCGGCACTATTGCCGCTGGCGCTTAATCAGGAGAATAAGAATGTATTTTACCGCTGAAACACTGGCTGCTAACAGCCGACTGCGCGGACACTGGAATGAGCTGTGGGCGAACCGTGACATCTTCAATGCCCAGCACGACATGATGGTCAACGCGTTCCGCGCGCGCATGACGCATGAAATGCTGGCAGCGAATGCCATCGGCGGCTTCACTCGCGAATTCTGGGCTGAGATTGACCGCCAGATTATCCAGATGCGCGATCAGGAAATTGGCATGGAAATCGTCAATGACCTAATGGGCGTGCAGACCGTTCTGCCGATTGGCAAAACCGCGAAACTGTACAACATCTCTGGCGATATCGCCGACGACGTATCGATCAGCATCGATGGTCAGGCGCCGTACTCCTTCGACCACACAGAATTCGGTTCTGATGGCGACCCGATTCCGGTGTTCACCGCTGGTTATGGCGTCAACTGGCGTCACGCTGCAGGCCTGAGCACTGTAGGCATCGATCTTGCTCTGGACTCTCAGGCTGCCAAGATGCGCAAGTTCCACAAAAAGCGCGTCAACTTCTACCTGAACGGCGATGCATCCATCTCTGTTGATGGTTACAAAGCGCAGGGCATCAAGAACCACCGCAACACTCAGAAGATTAATCTGGGTAGCGGCGCCGGCGGCGCGAATATCAATCTGACCACCGCGACCCCGGCGCAACTGCTGGCGTTCTTCGGTCCGGTTGGCCCATTTGGTGTGAATGCGCGCACCAACAAAGTGACCGCTTACGACAAGATGTGGGTTAGCCCTGAAATCTGGGCGAACATGGCGAAGCCTTACCTGGTAGACATCAACACCGGCACCAATGCAATCCTGAGCGGCACTGTGCTGGATGCGATCAGCAAGTTCATCCCGGTTAAGTCTATCCAGATGACCTATGCGCTTTCGGGCAATGAATTCATCGCCTATGAACGCCGTCAGGACGTTATCTCTCCGCTGGTTGGTATGGCTGTCGGTGTTGTGCCGCTGCCGCGCCCGAAGCCGCAGAGCAATTACAACTTCCAGATCATGTCTGCTGAAGGTTTGCAGATTAAAAAGGATGGCGAAGGCTTGTCCGGCGTTGTCTATGGCGCCAACCTGGCTTAAGGAGCAATCATGGCTGACAAATACGAAGTGATTAAGCCGTGGCACGGCGTGGCAAAGGGTGATGTGGTCGAGCTGAAAACGGTTCATCCCTCGCTGAAGCCGCATGTGCGTAAGCTATCTGACAAAGCATCGGCTGAACTGGTACCAGCAACTCCAAATGCAGGCACCGATAAGCAGGCGCGCAAAGAAGCGATCGCCAAACGTCTGGATGAACTCGGCATCGAGTACAAAGGCACGCTTGGAGCTGACAAGCTGACGGAGCTGTTACCAGATGGCGAGCTCGAAAAGCTTTTCCCTGCTGAATAACAGCCGCCGCGATGGCGGTTTTTTTATGCCCTGTTTCGGCGGGGCTAAGAGGTATTCATGGTTACCCAGGAACAGGCAAAAGAGTATCTGGTGAGCCAGGGTATTACGCTGCCAGACTTTATCGTCGCGGCGCTGGTTGAGCAGGCGAACAGCATTCAGGAATGTCTGGACGCTAACTACACGCCAGCGACAGCATTACTAATTCAAATGTACCTGTTAGGAATGATGGGGCTGGGGCAGGGCGATAAATACATCAGCTCTCAGTCAGCCCCATCTGGTGCTTCGAGGTCATTCCGCTATGGCTCATTCGCCGATCGGTGGAAAGGGTCGCTCGGATTGCTGCGAGGGCTGGATAAATTCGGTTGCGCGTCTGCACTGATACCGGCCGACCCAACTCAGCAAGCGTTTGCCGGAATCTGGATTGGTAAGGGTGGTTGCATGTGTGGTGATAAGCGATGAGCTGGCTACCGGCATCACAACCGCCTAAGCCATTCGACCGCGTGTGGGTGAAAACTTCAAACGGCCGGCAGACAACCGGCTACGTGAACAGCGGCGGCGAGTGGGTGATTAACTGCCCGCGCATTGCTGCTGAGAAACCCTCAGTGACCAGTTGGAGGAAATAGCAGTGACCGCTACAGCAAATTGGTCATATACGGCTAAAGCTACCTACTGGCGCAAGTTAGGTGAGGACGAGTACGGCGATTCATTAGGATTTGCCGCGCCTGTACTCATCGATTGTGACTATGAGGGAGGGCTTTCATCAAGGCTTGGCGATATTGGTAAAGAGTTAACTGCGAGCAATACGTTTTGGACCGAGTTTTCCGAAGCAAAGCGTGGCGATTACCTTTTCATCGGCGAATCTTCCGAATCAGACCCTATCAAAGCAGGCGCTGACGAAGTTATGCGCTCAATTCAGTACGCAGACACGTTTGATCGCATCGCAGATGACTGGGCGATAATTACCGGAGTGTAGCCATGGGCGTGAAAGTAAAAGGCATCAGGCAGGTTTCACGCAACGTTAACCGCGCTATCGATAACATTCAGGACCGGCGCATTGTTCGCGCGCTTACAGTGGCGATGCTCATTGGTGGTACGCGTGCGGCGCTTTATACCGCCATCGACACTTCTTTTCTGATTAACAGTCAGTTCCGGGAAATCATCGTAAATGGTACGCGTATAACCGGACGAGTGGGCTATACGGCCAGTTATGCGGCTTACGTCCATGACCCAGCGAACCCGCAGAGATTCCGTCGCGCCACGGCCAAAAAAGAGTTTCTGACACTCGGGTTTGAGGATGAGCGATCGCTGATTGATAGCTCAGTCCACAAGGAGATGTCGCTTTGAACCCTCCAATGCATACGCGCGTTCGCAATCACTTTGTTGATGCTGGCCTAACTGCTGGATTCACCACGCAATTGCTGGTCTGGAATGACAGCGGCAAATTGACCGACTCATTCATGGTGTTCAGGCCAAATGGCGGCTCTCCAATCCGCGATGAATTGGGCGCCGAATATTATGTGATGGTCGACGTGATCGGCTCGAAAGGTGGCAACGGAGCGGTCGATGAGCGCGTGCAGCAAATTATCAGCAGCATCCAAACCAACTCAATTTCAGATAGCTGTATCGGCTATATCGAGAACTTCGGCGGAATTCCCTCGCCAGTTCTCACCACCGAAGGCCGCCTGGTCTATCGGCTTCAGTTTGCAATCAAGTACGGCGAATAGCCGATAACACCAAAGAGGAATTACCCATGGCAGCAAATTGCCCAACGGACAACACAAAGTTGTTTGGCCGCGCCATTGTGCTCGAAGTAGCCGATGGTTGCGCCGATGCGGTACCGCTGGAGTCGGAGTGGAAAGCTCTGGCTGCTGGCACCAGTAAAGGCTTCGACTTCTCGCCTAACAGCGTGACATCAGATGCAGATGACACCAAAGGCTATGTTGAAAATATCGTGACCAATGCTGACTTCACTATCTCGTTTGAGGGTGAGGTGCGCCGTAATGACAAACTGGATCAGTTCGGCGTAGGTCGATTGATTAAGTACTTCAACACCGAAATTCAGGCAACTCGCCAGCCAACGCTGTGGGTGCGCATGGAGTTCGGCCCGGTGACATTCATCGGCTACATGCTGATCAACGCACTGAGCTCAGACGGTGGCACAAACGACATCATCACTTTCTCTACCGAGTTCAAAGTAGCCGATGCCGACACCATTCAGGTTGTCGACACCGATAACGAAGTACCTGTGACCGGCGTAACGCTGACCCCTGCCACAACCTCTGTCGCTGTGGGTGCCACTCGTCAGTTGGCGGCGGCAGTGGCTCCAAGTGATGCAACGGATAAATCTGGTGTATGGGCGTCATCTGACACATCTAAGTTCACCATCAGCACATCAGGTCTTATCACTGGCGTAGCGGCTGGTACCGGCAATGCAACGTTCACCACAACCGATGGTGCGAAAGTTGGCACTACCGCAGTGACCGTAACCGCTTCGTAATAGCCATTTCAGGGGCTTCCACCTGGTGGCCCCGAAAATGATTTTTACCGGATTAACTCATGACCCCGATGAAAGAGATTGGCGAGTGCCTGATATCAACGAATGACACTGATTACATGTTTCGCCCATCGTTTGCCAACATGATGCGCATTGGTGGGCCGCAGGAGATCGTGCAGGCGTTTTACGACTTGCATAGCGATGAGGTGACGCCGCTTATTGAGCGTGCCGCAGCGGCTTACGGGCATATTCCAGCATGGCTTATCGAACATGTCCGCAACAGCTCATACGGCAAACGCGCATTAATGGCAGCCATAACCGTGATGGAGGCATGTAGTGATATGGACCTCTCACCGCTGATTGGTGAAATTCGCCCGGCAAAAGCTAAAGGAAGGGCATTTAAGCGCCGCGCCGGCCAGATGGGAGACTTCGAAATATTGCTGATAGCTCAATCGCTCATCACTCACGGCATCATCGGCAAAGCTAAGGTGCGCCAGTTACAGCGACACGAGAACAGCACCGGAACATCCGAGTTTTCAGCCTTCGAATACATCAGCGCCGCGCGTAATCACTTCGGCATCAGCAGGGAAGAGGCTGAGCGGCTGACCATGACAGAATTTCAGCACATGTTGAACGCCAAATACCCGGACCAGAAGGGATTCACGCGCGAAGAGTACGATGCCGTTGCGGATGATTACCTTGCCAAAAAGGCCAAAAGGCTCGCAAATGCAGCCTGATTAAACCAATGAAATAACAAACCTCGCTCCGGCGGGGTTTTTTTATGCCCGGAGAATAGCGAATGGCAGGCACTTTAAACGCAGGCAGCATCATTTATGAAGTGGATATGGATACCGCTCGCCTGCTGGCGGCCCGCCGCGAAGTAGACGCCGCGCTGAATGGCATGGGCGGAAGCATGGGAAGGCTGGAGGCCAGCGTCAACAGAACGGAGCGCTCTGTCGCTTCTATGCAGCGCACCATGACCAGCCTGAGCGCAGTGGCGCGTGGTGTAATTGCCGCCATTTCTGTGCAGCAGGTAGCTGCGTATGGCAACGAGTGGGTAACGGTCAATAACAAGCTCGCAAACTCCGTCCGCGCCAATGAATCATTGGCAGAAGTCACTCAGCGTGTTTTCGACATATCGCAAAACACCATGAGCAGCCTGGCAGCAACTGCAACGCTTTACGGTCGCCTTGAGCGTGCGACTCGCAGCGCCGGCACAAGCACCAAAGACCTGATCACACTGACCTCGACCATTAACAAAGGTCTTGCAGTCTCAGGTGCCACCACCGAAGAAGCCAGCTCAACCATGACGCAGCTTTCACAGGCGCTGGCATCCGGCGTTCTGCGCGGTGAAGAATTTAACTCCATATCTGAGAACGGTAGCCGCCTGGCTGTTGCGCTTGCTGATTCATTGGGTGTCACCATTGGTCAGCTGAGGAAAATGGCCGCAGAAGGCAAGTTAACCACTGAAGTCGTGGTAAATGGCCTCCTGAAACAAAGCGGTGCGATCGCAAAAGAATTCGCTAATACCGTAACCACAATGGGTCAGGCATTCACGATCGCCACCAACAACATCACCAAATTTGTCGGTGAGAGTTCCAGCGTTTCAACATCAATTCGCGTGTTTAATGAAGGCGTTATTTCACTCAGCCAGAATCTGGACATCGTGGCCAATGCTATTGCTGTCGCTGCCGTCATCTTTGGAGGCCGGTTCGCAGGCGCACTAGCGCTGGCAACTAAAGCACGCATAGATGATTCTCTGGCTGCTAAGGCTCAGACGGCAGCAACTGCGCAATCAGCTGCAGCAACTGCCAACGCAGCGCGAGTTACGGCGGTGAAAGCGGGTCTCGACAAAGAGCAGGCGTTATCTAACCTCGCTTTGGCACAAACGGAATACAACGTTGCTCGAGGATCGGCGGCGGAGGCATTCGCGCTTGAAAACCTGACAGCCATGAAGTCGATTGCAATTCAGCGCTCAGCGGCATATGCAGAGGCTCAATTAGCTGAGGGAGCGGCTACGCGAGCCGCGACGGCGGCATCTGCAGCAGCTACAACAACCATTGGCGGGCTAGCCAAAGGCGCACTCGCGTTAATTGGCGGCCCGGCAGGCGCAGCCGTGATTGCTGCTGCTGGCATCTTCTATTTCTATCAGAAAATGCAGCAGGCTCGTCAGGAGAGCATCGATTTCGCTGACAAACTTGACGGCGTGATTGCCAAGATGAAGAGCATGAGTCAGGTTCAGCTTGCCGCTGAAATTGACAACGCCACCAAATCTATCAAGGCACAGGCAGATGCGATCAAGGATAACCAGTCCAGTCTTGAATCCAATGAGCTGCAACAGTCTCGCCTGCGCCGCACGCTTAGTTATCTTCAGGAAGGCAGCCTGCTCTACAAGTTGACACTCTCTGAGCTGACTGATGCACAGAGCGAGCACACGCAGTTGCTGGCGCAGAATGAGACAGCGCAAAACAAGCTGAGCCAGACGGTCAGCAAGACCGGTATTCTTCGCGCACAGATGAATGGCACGTTCGCGCAGGGTATCGACCTGCTTAAGCGTGATGGCGACGCTGCTGGCGTTGCTTCAGGCCTGATGAATCAGTTTGGCAATGCCATAGATTTTGCATGTAGGGCGAAAGAGAAATTCAACTCAACCAGCTTGCAGTTGCCGCGAAGCGATCAGGCAGATGCCTACAACAAAGACCTCGAGTCTGAAAACGCTTTGCTGGCCATCACGGATAAACGCCTTCGCGCAGTAACCAAAGCACGGATGGAGGCCAATGCAAAGGGCGGCAACCAGAACCAGATAAACACAGCTGGCGAGCTTGCTGGAGCGCAATACGACCTTCAGCAGGCCGAGGCAAACCGCAACAAGGAGACTCGCGCAGGAGTTGCTGAAGGTAAGAAGGCCGAAACGCAAGCCGAATCCATCGCGCAAAAGCTTGCCAACCTCAAACAGCAATCAGAGTTGGCGGGTGACTCCACCAGAGAGCTGAGCCGTGAGCAGGCCATTCTAACGGCCCAGCAATCACTTGGCAGCGCTGCAACTAAGGAAGATATTGAGTTAGCAGGAAAGTATGCCGCTGCCAAATGGGATACTGGCAATGCGATTCGCGCCCAGGCTGCAGCTGAGAAGCTACTGCCGGAAGCCAAAGAGAACGCGAGCTACAAACAGGACGTAGACGATCTGAATGCTGCGCTGTCCGCGAAGAAAATCAGCCAGGAGCAATACAACGCTACGTCTGAACAGTTGGAGCAGCAGCATCAGGCCAGCCTTGCGAAAATCCGCGCCGATCAGGTTGTCACTCCTCAGCAGGCCGCCGCCGGCACAGTCGACCCGGTACAGCAGCTTGCCAATGAAAACGCGCAGAAGCTCGCGCTAATCCAGCAATTCGAGAATCAAAAAGTCATTACTGAGCAGCAAAGCCTCGCCTTGCGTAATTCTCTGAACACGCAGTACGAGCAGCAGCGCACCGCGGCGATGTGGACGATGTGGCGCAACCAGAGCGTCGGTAACGAAGCTGTTGCCGCGTCGTTTGATTCGCTGGCTGGCAATGCTTCCAATGCCTTCACTGGAATGGTTACCGGCAGCATGACCGCTGAAGAGGCCATGTCATCTCTTGCAAGCAACGCCATTAACAGCCTGATTAACTCCTTCGTCCAGATGGGCGTTGAGTGGGTGAAATCGGCAGTAATGGGCGCCGCAGCGCAAACGACAGCTGTTGCCACTACTACCGCCGCGTCCGTTGCTGGTACAGCCACTACAACGGCAGCAAGCACCACGGCAGCAGGTGTAACACTGGCAGCATGGACGCCCGCAGCACTGGTGGCATCCATTGGTTCGTTTGGTGGCGCTGCTGTAGTTGGTCTGGCGGCATTGCTCGGCGTCATGGCTTTGTCAGGCTCGATCGCAGGCAAGCGTAAGAACGGCGGCCCGGTGTCGGCTGGCTCAATGTACCAGGTGGGTGAGGGCGGCATGCCTGAAATCTACCGGGCAAGTAATGGCAGCCAGTACATGATCCCCGGCGATAACGGTTCTGTTATCAGCAATAAAGACCTGAGCTCAGGCGGTGGCAGCGCGACGGCATCTGGGGGTGTGGTCATCAACATCCAGAATTACACGTCAGCAACGGTTGATGCACAGACAAGCAATGACGGTAATGGCGTGACGATTGACGTAATTGTCGCAGATCTGAATCAGGGAGGCAGAATCAGCAATGCGCTGACGAGCAACTTCCAGGCTCCACGCAAAGCAAGAGGATAACCATGGCAATTCCATACCCAGACTGGCTTCCTCTGGCTCAGAAGTCGAACAAGAACGTCACCAATGACACAGGGTTTCGCACCGACCAGCCACAGGTGGGTGCGCCAATCTTTCAGAAGCTGACGGATGACCTGAAGGCCTCGTTTAACCTGACATGGATATTCACCTCATCACAGCACAGGGCATTTTATCAGTGGCTGAGAAGCCCCAACTATCTGGATAACGCCAATCAATGGTTCAGCATGCCCATATCAACGGGCACTGGCGACAGTGGACTGGAAGAGCAGGAGCTGCATTTCACTGCATATCCTACCTGGAACCAGAGTGGTTCAACGTTCACCTGGACAGGCACGGTAATCGCTCGCGAGCTGAAAAACTCTGATGATGACTTTGATGACATCCTTATCGAGCTGCCACCACCGTGGGATAGCTGGCTGGATATTGTGGTGACTGGTTATCCGGATAATCGCGATCCGGAATCGCTGCCGAGGGTGCCGTAATGCCTACATTCAGAGAGGTGAAAAGCCAGCGGCCTAACCAGATTCTGTATGACACTCTGGCCTTCTATAGTCCGGTATTTGGGTATGTTCGTCTGGTTAACAGGCAAATATTCCCGAAAACATTTGCCGGTCAGATATACCAACCATGCCGGATGGAGGTAATTGAAAGCCAGCAAAGCAGCACGCCGGTTATTGATTGCTCCGTTAAGTTTGGCCGGCTGGCACAGGATTTTAAGCAGCAACTTAAAGCCTGGAAAGCATATGCCAGACTGACGCCTATATCCGCCACTTATCAGCAATTCGATGCCAGGGATATGAACACGCCACTCAAGCCATGGACACTCTATGTATCCGATGTCTCCATGGACGCTAACGATGTGACGTGTTCTCTAACCCTCAAAAACCCGGTTAACAACAACGTTGGCCGCCTCTACAACATCGAAGAATTCCCCGGACTCCAGAATGCGTAAAGATGAGTTTCTCCAGAGGGCTGAAGGAATGCCCTGGCGTAACCGCGCCTGTAGTTTTGATGGCGCCGACTGCTGGGGATTAATCGTCTTGTATTACCGGCATGTTCTCGGCACTGAATTGCACGACGTGCCAGGTTATGAGGCGGAAAGCGATTTCGCCACCTGCTTCTTTAACGAGATTGTCTACTGGCGCAAAGGTGATTCATTCAGTGAAAGCGACATGTTTGTTGCCTATTACGGGACGCAGCCGGTGCACGTAGGCCTTGTGATTGATGGGCGTGCACTGCACAGCCGCGGCGAGAATGGGCACGTTCGCTCTGACCACATTCGCACCATTCAGAAACTGTTTACCAGAGTGGAGTTTTATTCGTATGCCAGTGATAGAGATACAGCGTGTTCCGGGGCTGCCAAAAGAGCGCGTGGAGGTACCTGCGGGAACGCTGCTTAGCGACTGGCTGTCTGAATCAACCCTGCACGCTGAGATGCGTCTCAATGTGAACGGCAAAGAAATCAGTGATGATGACGAGGTTGGCATAACGCTGCAGGATAGCGATCGCGTAATCATCTTTGACCAGCCGAAAGGTGGTGGTCTTGTTGGTACATTACTGAATCCGCTTGAGCACTTTAACCCCATTAAATTCACCCAGAAAATAATGAATGGGCTAATCAAGCAGCCTAATGCCAGTGCTGCTGCGGGTAACAGCAAGACGTCACCAAACAACAGTCTGAAGGGGCAGACAAACATCGCACGAAATGGTGAAGCGAGGCCGGATAACTTTGGCCTGATTCGCTCATTCCCTGACCTGATTCAGCAGTCCATTTTTGAATACATCAGCAACGACAAAAAGGTCACGGAGTGGATGAACTTCGGCCTGGGCAAATATGATGTCAGCTCAGTGCGCTATTCAGAGTCGAACCTTGGTGCCCTGGCAGGCGCTTCGTATGTCGTATACCAGCCGGGTCAGGTGATACCGCTCATAAACGAGGGGTTCACTTTCGATGACATTGACGGTCAGGAGCTGCCCGGACCAAACGAGAGTAGTGATTTCCCGGCGCAGACGGCGACCACTAATAGCGTTACATCAGGGAGCTTTCTTGCCGGACAGGCTAAAATCACGATCCCACGCAATAACGCATTCGTGTATTTCTACGATTTAGCCAAGCCGCACGCGGTTTCTTTCATCGTAAACGTTACCTACACCACGGTGAGCGGGCCGGTAACGAAAAACATCACTCTATATGGCGATCTGATTGATGCCACAACGACCAGTGATGGCGCGGTAACCAACCCAAAATATTTCTACAATTTCACCTTCGGCAACCTGAGCGGCAGTGATTATGATTCAACGCCTGCCAATGCCGTAGTAAACACCACTTTGTTCACGCTGAATGACAATGAGCCGCTGACCGTAGGCCCGTTCTTCTCGCCTGTTGAAGGAACAGAGCTATGGGTGCACCTGCAGTCACAACTGGGGCATGGTGACGGCGATTATGCGGTTGCGCAGATTACGTTCTGGAAGGTTGATTCTGACAATAATCAGATTCCGGGAACGACAGAAACCTTCAGCCGGCGCCAGGAAAACTATACCGGCAAAAGCGACATGTTTTATGGAACCTTCAAGTTTACGCCCGCTGCAGGTTCCGGTCGCTACGCAGTTGAGATAACCCGCACGAACACCAGTAGCGATCACTCCGTGATGAAGGTGGAGATGATTCACATTGTCCGGAAACGCACTAACGTTAGCTATCCCAATGATACGTTAGTCACCGTAACAGTGACGGCTACTGAACAGGCTACCAGCTCCCGCGATCGCAAATACAACGCGCTAATTAACCGCTACGTCATCAGCTACAACAGCACGACCCAGAAGGTTGATTATGCGCTGCGCCCGTCACGTAAGTTTGCGGATATCGCGATATTCAACTGGCTGACAGTTGGAGGTCAGGCGGAGAGCAGCATCGACATTTATGGTCTGTACCAGATACAGGCAAAGATTGACGCTAAAGACGTACGCCTCGGCTATTGCGATTACACCTTTGACGATGAGGACGTATCTCTGGGCTCACGCATGGAAACCATATGTGATGCGGCTGGGGTGAGCGTGTTCTGGGATGATGGCGTTCTCTCGTTCACGCTGGATGAAAAGCGCGACCGGGCAGTGACTGTGTTCAACCGCTCCAACACGGTTGATAGCGGATATTCCCTTAGCTACGAGATGACTCTACCGGGCGATTACGACGGCGTGGAGATTCAGTATCGCGACCCGGTCACCAACAAGCAGGCATTTGTCCGCTACCGTGTCCGCAATAATCAAATCGAACTTGGACAGCCCACCAAGGCGAAGAAGTTCGAAATGATGTATATCCGCGATTCATTCCAGGCGGATTACCGCGCACAGAAGGAATGCAGGCGATTATTGTACTCGCGCATGAGTATGGCGATCACCGCGCTGGCAGATGGTGAGTGGGTGAACGTAGGCGATATGGTGCAGGTGCCGGACACTTACGACACCAATCAGCAGGCCGGTTACATCGTGTCGCGAGTCGGTAATGACTTCGAAACCAGTGAGCGCATCAATTTCTCTGGCTCGATGTTTGTCGTCATCACTGATTCGCTGGGCAATACCTCCGCGAGATATGCAGCCGCCCCGATCGCCAACACTGCTTTTGGCTTTACGGCTGCTGTTCCTGCTATGGAGTTAAACATCTTCGACGGTTATGAAGTTCAGTCACCATCCCGGTATGTCATAGCCACATCGGAAGAGCTTGATGCCACGCGCTGGGTCATCAGCGAGAAACAGCCCAACAGCGACGGCACCACAGCATTAAAACTCGCGGAATACAGCGACCTGATTTACCCCTGACAAAAATTAATCCAACACCAAGCCAGCCATAGCGCTGGCTTTTTTTATGGAAAAAATATGGCTACGCAACCTACGTCCAACGCTGTACCGAGTGAATCCCCGCGCGATCTGAAATTTAACGCCGGTAAAATTGATGAGTTTGTAACTTCTTTAGCGCTTCGTTACACCGATCGCTTCGGCAGCCAACACTACACAATAGAAGGCTTGCGCCAACTGGCGTTTGATTCCATTAGCGGGTTCGGCTGGATTCTGAAGCAGTCTTTCGAAAGTGGTGCCACATTGACACTACCAAATGAAGCATTGCTTTGGAGTTCGAATGGCGAATATTACCGCTGGTCTGGATCAGTACCTAAAACAGTTACAGCCGGATCAACTCCGGAGAGCACTGGCGGCATAGGGCCGGGGGCATGGGTGAGCATCGGAGATGCTGCGCTCAAGACCATGCTAGCTTCATCCGTAGGTGCCAGCATGATCGGCATGTCAGCGGGCGGCACCCTAAATCAGGTTATCACCTGGGTCACACCTGAGCAGTTTGGCGCTATTGGTGACGGCACGGTACATCCTCTATCCGAACGCTATGCAACTCTCGCGGCAGCAAAGGCAGTATATCCATTCGTAACCGCACTTACTCAAACAATAGACTGGGCTGCATGCCAAAAAGCTGATAACAATTCACGCGGTAAAGTGGCTGTTCGCTGTCCGACATATGCAAACTATCACTTTGGATCCAGTGATTATCTTTCGCTCGGCGTAAATAGTAAGTGGTACGGTTCCGACAGTACTATGACAGACTCCGGCGGGACTACGATGACCAGAAGCAACCCACCATCGGGTCTTGCTTTCGGACAGGATGCGATCGTGCGAGTAATGGATGCCGCCGCCGCGGGAAGTGCAGATAAATTCGTGCGTGGTATTGTATTCAAAGGATTCCGTCTAACCCGAGGGGTGCCCCGTCGCTCGGCTACAAAGGCCACCAGTCGCCTAGGTATTCACCTTTATAATGCGATTAAAGCAGATATTGATGTGACACCTAACGGTAATGAATACGGTCTATTTGGATATATTGCATGGGGTCATAAGTTGACTGTTCGAGGTGACTCCAACCATAAACATATATTCATTGATGCTGTCTCATCATCTCCAGAATACACCCCCGCAACTGGAGAAGCTGTTACAGCCAGTGAAATCAGGATCGAGGCGGATGCTGGGCCATTTGGTGTTGTTTTACGCAAAGCCAAATACGTTATTATAAAGGGGTTCGTTGAAGGCGCATTAGCTAACAGCACATATCCAAACTATGACTATGCTAATGAAACTGCGGTAGCCGTGACTCTGATAGATTGCGATAGCATTGATGTCACGCAATTAGGTATTGAAGCATGGCAGGGAGTACATCTTTATGCATCAGGTAGCACTGTCACCATGAATGAATCTTGGACTCAGGATTACAAGCTACTGAATACGACTGGTAAACACGGAGCCTTCCAGTCTATGGCTGCCTTGACAAGTGTTAGTGAACTTGCACTTCTCCCTGCCACTAATAACTCGTATTTTTATGCTCTTAATGCATCATGCGTTACCATTAGAAATATGACCTGCGATATGAGCAATGCCACGGACTTTGCTAATACGTTTCTTTGCACAACTAATGAGGCGAATTCACGCATTTATTTTGGAAATACTAAAAATTATTTTGGTTCATCACGACTTATTCATCCATTGAATGGATTCTGGTCAAACATTGAAACTATCAATGACCCCTATATGTCTAATTATTTAATCCCATCTGGTTATACTTACATGGGAAGGGGAAAGTGTGTCGCTCTTGATTACACATCCACAACACTTGCCGCCGATGGTACTGCAACTATAAGCCCACCATCAGGTTATAAAATAATTCATGCGGAAGCTTTTCTTGTAACTAGTAGTGCAGCTCAAGCAGCATCAGGTGCTGTTACTATCAAGAGTAAAGCCTCTGATGGTTCGACAATCACGTATCAGACGGGGCAGGCATCAAGCTCCTATGCGCTGTATACACGATTGACACTTCAGATAATCAAGTAAAATCAGCCTTAACATGGAGCTAGCAATTGATTGCATGACGTCTCAGTATCGTTATAATTAAGTAAATTATTACATGGAAATGTAACGTGAAAAGCAGCAAATTAGACTCAATTCAGGCGCTTAGGGGTGTTGCAGTCCTTTTAGTTATCGCCTTTCATTTTAGGCAATATCTGAACAGTGTGTATGCTCAAGCTGATATCGGTGACCGCCTTTTCGGGCTAGGTGAGGTCGGTGTCGATATATTTTTTGTTATCAGTGGTTTTATAATAGTTTATTCTTCTAAGAACTCTGACAGTAATACAACGACTGAATTTATCATTAAAAGATTTTTCCGCTTATATCCTGTTTATATAGTCACTTTGTTATTATTGCTGCTTTTCGATACTTCCACTTCTTATAAGGTATCTAACATAGTTAAAAGCGCCTTGTTAATACCTAATGATTATAATTTCATTGGTCCATGGTATGGCTACAGCATAAACCTACCGGCATGGACGCTGACTTATGAAGTTTTGTTTTATGCTGTTTTCGCAGTAGGTATTTTTGTGAGCCATAAATTCAGGACGCCTGTTAGTATTTTTATAATGATACTGATGGTCTGTTCAGCTCAGATGTATTTCAGAGGCTTTATGCAAATAGACCCTATCACCAGGGACTTGGATGATGATTACATAATAAAGAATTTGACTTTTATATCTAACCCAATAGTTTATGATTTTATCTACGGAATGATTATTGCTGAGTTATTTATGCAATCAAGCGACCGTGTGACAAAATCACGTCTTTTTGTTATAGCAATGGTTTGTGTATTCTGGGTTTCAGTAGCTCTAATAATTTCAGGGTATAATCGAGGGGCTGGCATTCAGCGCTGGGGGCTATATTCTTTCATGCTAGTTGGATCTCTAGTAATGCTATGCAAACATGTTGACATAAAATTTGGAGCATTTTGGTTGTGGATGGGCGAGATGTCTTACTCGCTATACATAAACCATATGGTAGTTAAAAAGCTTTCAGGTATTTATCTACGTGACTTTGGTATTTATAAGGCAAATGGCGGCGCTACTCTATTCCTGATTCTGTTTATTCTGACATTTGTGATGTCATACATAACATATAATCTTATTGAAAAACCAAGCGTAAATATTGGTCATAAAATAGCTGCCAGAATCAGGCGAAAGAAATTTACGGGTGACGCGGCTAGTGCTGCAAACTGAATTAACAAAAAAGCCCCGGCGACGGGGCAGGTTAAAACCGCGTCCATCTTCATGCAGGCTGCGGATGTAACTCTCAGGTTAGACCATTTGAGCCGTTTCTTATGCCATTACTACCTCACGGGCGTACGGTAAACCTCTTTAAAAGGAGGATGCATGGACATTGAAGTTTGTGACCTTGCCTTTGATGCGGCGCGTTCCGTAATTGGCCAGGCGGTAATTGTCATGCTGGAAGAGGGAATTCCAATCACCAATGATTCACTGGTCGAACACCTTGCCGGCATGTTTGAAGATGCGGATCGGAGATGCGTAGCAGAGCTTGCGATGTATCTTTTTGGGGTCAGCAAGCACTAAACAGTGCCTGCTGACCTTCAATCATGCCTGAGGCTGTCCAACCGGGCCCTTACCTAACGGGCCGCCTGGTACGGACTCACCACTTGGCGCGTGCGGTCTGCCGTCCGGTCCTACAGCAGGACTGTCATGCTGACAACCTGCTAATGTCATTAGACTTGTAATTATGATCATCCCGCCTAAGAAGCTCTTCATCATTTCCTTTCCCCGTTAAAGCAACGATATGTTGCTAATTAAGCGTAGATTTCTAATCGCTCAAGTCAAAATTCCAGCAATTAAAAAACTAAATTTCTTTACCTACCAATGCCTTTACAAATTCCTCAAGTGCAGCGACTTGATCAATTCCATCGATCGATATTACTGTATTTATATACAGTATCTATCAGGGAGGGAGATGACCATGCCCCGCGACTACGAAATCATGATGGCCTTTAAGCTGGCCATGAAGCGAGATGCATCAGGCCGCTTCACTATCAGCACGCTCGACTTTGTGAGCGAACTGGAGCGGCTTAACTGGCACTACACTCTCCGGGCAGCCAATAGCTGGATCGAGATGCACACTACGACGTTCCGCGACATCTCAGCCGCAGATGGTGAAGAGCGCACGTTTCAGGTGTTCAATCCCAATGGCGGCGTGTGATGTTTGCGCTCGTTGACGTTAACTCGTTTTATGCCAGCTGCGAGACGGTGTTTCGACCTGATTTGCGCGGCAAGCCAGTGCTCGTTCTGAGTAACAATGATGGCTGTGTTATCGCCCGCAGCGCCGAAGTGAAGGCGTTAAAAATCCCAATGGGTGCGCCTTACTTTAAGCTAAAGGACGATATCCGGCGCCACAAAATTCATGTATTTAGCAGCAATTACGGGCTTTATGCGGATATGTCGAATAGGGTGATGACGACGCTTGAACAAATGGCTCCATCCGTTGAAGTCTACTCGATAGACGAAGCATTCCTAGACCTGACCGGCGTACGCAACTGCCGTGTGCTGGAAGATTTCGGCCGCGAAGTACGTGAGCGCGTTAAGCGCGATACTCATCTGACCGTAGGCGTTGGTATAGCTCAGACCAAGACGCTGGCCAAACTTGCCAATTACGCCGCTAAAAAGTGGACACAGACCGGTGGGGTCGTTGACCTGTCGAATGCCGATCGGCAGCGAAAGCTGATGGCACTGGTGCCGGTAGAAGAGGTGTGGGGCGTTGGCCGGCGCATCAGCAAGAAGCTCAACGCGATGGGCATCATCACCGCTAAAGACCTTTCAGAGCAAAGCACCTACATCATCCGTAAACACTTCAACGTCGTGCTTGAGCGCACAGTACGCGAACTTCGCGGCGAGCCATGCCTCGAGCTGGAAGAATTCGCGCCAACTAAGCAACAGATTGTTTGCTCCCGATCGTTCGGCTCACGCATCACCGAATACGAAGACATGCGCCAGGCGGTTTGTTCTTATGCAGAACGTGCCGCAGAGAAGCTGAGAAGAGAGCACCAGTATTGCAGTCAGGTAGCCGTGTTCGTCAGAACCAGCCCACATGCCGAAGGGGAGGTGTTCTATGGCAACCAGGCAATGGGCAAGCTGCGCACTCCAACAAATGACACGCGCGACATCATCCGGGTTGCTATGCAGGGGCTCGACCACATATGGCGCGACGGGTGCCGGTATATGAAAGCAGGCGTGATGCTGGGCGACTTTTACAGCCAGGGCGTTTCACAGCTCAATCTCTTTGACGAATTCAAACCACAGGCCAACAGCGAATCGCTGATGCGTGTCGTTGATGGCCTCAACCAGAGCGGGAAGGGTAAATTATGGTTTGCAGGACAGGGTATTCAGAAATCATGGGAGATGAAGCGCGAAATGTTGTCGCCGGCATACACAACCAGAATGTCAGACCTGCCCGTGGCGAAGTGACGTTTCTGCTTCAGCCGCTGCAGCACATCCTGCCAGTCAGCAATGCCTGCTGCATGGTGGAGCTGAACGGCCGCAGGTGCATCATCGATAAGCAGCGTTACCCGGTAAACGGTGACACTGTGCTGATAGATATGTCGGGCATGTATGAGTGGGCGATGATCATGATTCAGCCACGCCGCATCATTACTGAAGACGGTGCATTCATGACTGATGACTTATTGGAAGATGTGGCGGTTATGGGAGTTGTGACGCATGAAGTATCATGCGTATACGACGATGCGCGACCTATAATTTAGTTTTTTCCCGTTAAGCGGAGAAAACTATGAAAAGGGCTATCGCTTATCTACGCTTTTCTTCTCTACAGCAAGTCCAGGGCGATTCCGTAAGACGACAGAAGAAGCTTATTGAAGAATGGCTAAAACAAAACTCTGATTACTACCTTGATCCAGTTACATTTGAGGATTTGGGCTTAAGCGCTTATCGAGGCCAACACGCGATTTCCGGTGCATTTTCCGAATTCATGGAGGCAGTGCAAAGAGAGTTAATTGATGCCGGAAGCGTACTTCTTATAGAAAGTCTGGACCGTTTGTCTCGCGAGAAAATAGGTGATGCGACAGAGCGTCTTAGGGCAATACTAAAGGCTGGGATCGATGTGGTTACGTTGAGTGATGGCACTCATTATACCCGTGATTCTCTCGACGATCCCTACTCTATTATCAAAGCAATTCTTATTGCTCAACGAGCAAATGAGGAAAGCGAAATTAAGTCAAAGCGGCAGCGAGCGGTTTGGGCTGAAAAGCGTAAGCAGGCTGCTGAGACGGGGAAAATCATGACTCGTCACTGCCCGTACTGGTTAAAAGTAAAAATTTCAGGTGATGGTTTTGATATTATAGAAGATAAGGCTGACATTGTACGGTATATTTTTCAAATGCGGCTTGATGGAATTTCTTTTGAGAAAATAAGCCAAACACTTAATATGCAGGGAAAAGCAAACCTCCGAGGGAAGGTTGCACAATGGAATTCTGCTTCTATTGAGCGACTTGTTAAAGCAAAAGCAGTTATAGGATATCTAGTTCCTTCCTATCGCATAACCGTTCCTGATGTTGCTGAAATACCTAATTATTACCCGGCGATTATAAATGAAAAAGATTTTGAACGTGTTCAGCGAATTAGTTACGAGCCTGAAAGTAGGCGCAATTTGAACTTCAACCCTCATCTTATCAATGTATTCAAAGGCCTAATGCATTGCAAACAATGTGGTCACGCTATTATTTTGACAGGAATAAATACTAAAGGTTATGGCTACTACGTGTGTTCAATGCGGCGCCAACATAGGTGCATAACAGAGGCAGTAAGAAGAGATTTAACAGATCGCTATTTAATAACTGGCGTCTTAAATGGTGCTTCTGGTATGAATATGAAGATCTCAAAAGACGAAGCTCTAATTTCGATGACAGCTAAGCATATGGAGCTAACAGGAAAGCTTCAAAATATAATTAAAGCTATCGAGCTGGCTCCAGACGTTAGCGAGTTAACTATAAGAGCCTCTGAGCTATCGAATGAAATAAGGCAATTAAAAAAATCTATGGCTGATATACAAATAGAGAGAGACCTAAAATCAGTCGCCGCTTTAGATGTCCTAAATATCAGTGACAGAAAAGAATATCAGGCATTAGCACGAAGCTTGATTAAAGATATCAAACTTGATGGCAGATCAAAAACTTGTGATATTTACCTACACAATGGGATGCGGATTTTGAATTATCCTTTGACTAAGTCAATAGGATGGGCATCTATACTTGATGCCATGGCTTTCTTAGAACAAGATGAGGTAATCCTCTAAACGCCGATAATTATCTTGGCGCCAGTCCATGGCAAACAAGCACTCTCGTTTTTACTCATCCTTTGCTGCTGGTCTGCGGCTGATTTTGCCCCCTTTTCTTCCAGCCTCAACGGCCCTTGCTGGATCGTTTCGGAAGTTACCCCCACTGACTTTTCCTCCGGCTTTGCCGGCTTCTCTGGCGCGATCAGGATTGTTAGCAAAATTCCCTGAGCCACCTTTATAAACATGCTCTTCCATAGGAATACCTCACATAAGTTTTCCGGAGAATTTAATAGGCTGACTGACTACGAGAAAAATCATAGTAGGTGGTTTGAGTTAAGTCAGGGGGCAGCGGATGCTTGATTGATGTAGATCAAAAAATGCTTTGAACATGTTGGATATAGATATTACCAAGAGAAATCAGGAGTACCGAAATTTGTCCGAACCTGATCCGAATAAACTGGTAAGTGTTTGATCTGCAAAGCGTGTAATGGTAAGTATTGCAACCATGAAAAGGGGTGCTTTTGTTATCTATCCCCATGATAGATAAGAGAAATATCCCTATGCATCGTAAATAGGAATCGTATTCGGTCTTTTTTTATCTGCATGCCTTTGCCATCTTTTTATCATTCATTAAAATGAAAAAATATTATCGCTTGCTTGTGGCATGGATAAATGCGTTAATGCTCCGTCGGTCTGAATAGCAGACAGTTAGAAGGTTAGTTCCCATTGTATTTCTCATCCCAGTTAGTGCCGCTTCAAGCCCTTTCTCTTTGAGTCTTATCCTAAGTTCTGATTCGTATCTGCAACTCGGCCCTTACGCCAATAGGCTCATTTAAAAGGTAAAAATTATGTCTAACAAAATTCTTGGAACGGTAAAATGGTTCAACTCAGAGAAAGGCTTCGGCTTTATTTCTCCTGAAAATGGCAGCAAGGACGTTTTCGTTCACTTCTCAGCCATTCAGGGCACAGATTATCGCTCACTTGATGAAGGTCAGCGTGTTGAGTTTTCAGTTGAAGATGGTCCAAAAGGTCCGTCAGCAACAAATGTATTAGGTCTGTAATTATTCGCATTTATAATCGTTTAAGATGTCCGCATTGCCAGAGTTCACAATATCGCACCTCCGCGTTCGATATTACTAAAATGAACCCCCATGGCGCTAAATGTATTTTCTGCAAATCATCAATGATTGTGTTGAAAACTGCATAATAACGGATTATCTCTCCTGATTTATATTGGGAGTTGTCAGGCGATTGCCTGATATAAGTATCACTAGCACTGCTTCGGCAGTGCTTTTTTTTGCGCTTAATACCGCGCTTTAGCACACTTATTCCTCTGATCGCTCTCGCCTTCACGTGATACATTCCTTGCCATCAAGTTACTTCACCTCAAATCAATGAGAATTAAGAAAATGCTTAAGCCTATGGCTATAGTCGCCATGCTGCTGCTTAGCGGTTGTGCACTAAAACAGTATCCGCAATCCGCCAAGGTGAGCGATGCAGAAGCGCAAACTTATGACTGCGCAACATTGAACCAGGAGATAGCTAAATCTCTTAGCGTGCAGCAGCAGATTGATAAAACAGGCGAATTTGATGCGCTGACGGTGCTCGGTTTCGTGGGTGATTTTGGCATCGGTAATGGCATTGCCAAAGCCAGCGCTAAGCATAACGCCGCGGCGCGATTATCACAGTTACAGGCGTTGAAATCGGTGCGTTGCCCGTCTAATGGTGCCTAATTATCACCAGCCAGACAGATAGCCCGTAGAAATGTGAGGCCAAAAAGCTGCAGTCAGCATGCGCAAAAAATGGTATAACGTTGGCGCATCTGTTTTATTGCCGGCTAATAAGGACCCTTCATGGCAAATACACAATATCTTCTCTGGGTAATGATTGGCACATTAACGCTGCTGAGTATCTTTATTGGTGTGGTAGTGGGTCGGGCAAAAACCCCGCGCATCGGCACAATAACCTTCGCCGGTTTATTAGCCTTTTTCTTGCTGGCAATTTTCCTGATCACGCGTTAGAGCTAAAACAGATAAATGCCACACGTCAGTTGTGGCAATGGTTTGGCGTTACGGGGCAGGATGCAGAGCAGCGCGGTGTCGAGCAATCAGTTGCTCCGCCAGAGAGCGATCTTCTTCATGTTGTGAAATGTAATGCTCATACGGATCTTTCACGCCCAAACTTTCAATATAATCGAGATGAGCCTGTTTTATTTCCCGGTTGATATATTGAATCACCTCTAAACCTGACTCATCGGCATAGGCCGGCGCTTTGCTTTTAATTGCGCGAATTAATTCCACGTTATTTTGCATAAACACTTCCAGATCAATTTTATAATAGTCTTTCATTGGCTCGCTCCTGTAGACATCATCAATATCTAACCTTAGCAGAGCATTATCATCGATTGTGACTATCCATGCGCAACATCCCAGCCGCTGCCATTGCGAATGTGGCCCCAGCAAGGAGTAATGTCCTGTTCTAACTGATAAATCAGAGCCAATATCAAATTCAGGTTATAGCGGGTTACTTCGTTATGTTGTGTGATGCACGGCGAGGCGGACTCGATCAAATTGAAGTTACGGTATTTCTGCAGCAGCGCCAGGTTGGGTATAATTTCCTGTTCACGTTGGTAGTCGGCAAGGGCAGTGAAAAGATAGATATTTTTATCTGTCTGGCGATCGCGTCGCAGGGTATTTGGCAAGAGCTTATTTAATAACGTCACTGCTGCGGGGGTAATGGTGCCCATCATGGCTTCGCCTACTTTTGGCCACATAGTCTCCGCATAATCACCTAGATAAAATTGTGGCACGGCAGTAATGATGTTTTTAATGTTATGCCGGACGCCAAAGTAGAGTGCCGCACTGCCGCCTTTAGAGGCGCCGAGTATCGAAACATTTGCCGGTGTGGTCAGTTCTATTACCGAACGAATCAGTTGGCTCACGCCATGCTCAATATCGAAGTTCATATTGTTGCACAGGTAGTAAGCGGGCAGCCCCTGGAAATCATCTTTGATCCACAACACCGCCGATCGTGTATGTTGCAACAGCGTAAAGTCGTAGATGGTGGGATCTGGCAGGTTAAAACCCGACATGACGATCAATAAATGCCCATTATCATCGGTTGCCGGTTTATAGCGATAATGGATATCGAGAGCGGGACGAAAGTTAAAGATGTAGTCAGTCAAAGTAAGCGGCTCAGAAAAGGAGTTCACCGATCAAAGACGACACTTATGCTGGATAATTAAATGACTTGGGTGAGCGGCAGAAAAGCTTTAATTGGGGCTGCAGAGCGCAGCCACTTTTGGAATCTAACGAGGTTTACGCGCAGCCAGTAGAAACATCATTGGGCGGTCGCGCTCTTCTGCCAGGGCGGGATTCTGTGCTAACTGTGCTTCATCGGGTCCCCATTCATCAAGATGGACGATCTCAAATCCTGCGGCAATCAGTGCATTAATCCAGGAAGCCAGTTTGCGATGCTGTTTTTTTACGCCATCGGCAAACCAGTTGCTGATGCGCTCACCCTCCTGCTGATAGTGATTCACCGGCCAACTACGCTGCTGTTGATCATCAATTATCCACTGCTGCGCCGTTGGCGCGGTGTAAATCGGATGCTCGCAAGAGAACACCAGCGCACCACCTGGCGTTAAGGCATTGAACAGGGTGGCGAAGAGCGTATCAATGTTGCTGAGATAATGCAGCGCCAGCGAGCTGTAGGCGAGATCAAAGGTTTCGCTGAGTTGCAGCGTTTCTAAATCGGCACGCTGATAGCGAATGCCCGTTCCTTGAGTCATGGTTGCGGCTTGCGCCAGCATCTTCTCTGAGACATCGAGCCCCAGTACCTCACGCGCGCCTTGCTGTTGTGCGTAACGGCAAAACCAGCCATAGCCGCAGCCGAGATCGAGAATGCGTTTATCATGTAGATCGGGAAGCAAAGCGCGCAGTGCGGGCCATTCCGGTGCGCCGTCCAATCCCTGCACTGAACGTGGCAGCGTGGCATAGCCGGCAAAAAAATGCGGGTCGTCGTAAATATTCTGGCTCATACAGGCTCCTTTATATGATGCGCAAAGGAGTTTAGGCGTTTAGCGAGGAAAGTAAAGCTGCGTAATTATCCCACAAATAACAGATGCACCAGGCGAGCCAGCGATTCGAGCAGCAGCAAGCTGCCGATGAAGATAACGATCAAGACACCAATAAATTGTTTACGGCCGCTCATGCTGTTCCCTCCGCTGGCTAAACCTCACCGGACTATACTTTAAGCCGGGCTCACTAAACTTCCAGTCAACCGGGGAAGATTACATGCTTTACCAACGGGTAAGTGCGCAAATGTGGCGAAACATTTGGGTGGTGGGCGATTTACACGGCTGCCGCGCCCAGCTTGATGCGCAGCTCCTCAAGCGGGATTTTGACAAGCAGCAGGATTTATTGCTGTCGGTGGGCGATTTGATTGATCGCGGGCCAGACAGTCCCGGCTGTTTAGCGCTATTGCAAGAACCCTGGTTTCGCTGTGTGCGCGGCAATCACGAACAGATGGCGCTCGCCGCGCTGGATGGGCGCGATCAGACCTTGTGGATGATGAACGGCGGCGAATGGTTTTGGCAGTTGAAGGGCGCAAAGTTAATCGCTGCGCGCCATGCGTTGAAACGCTGCGCCGATTTACCGTTGGTTTTGCATCTGGAATTCGGCGACCGCGTGGTGGTGATTGCTCACGCCGATTATCCTGCCAGCTATTATGCACTGGGGCAGGATGTCGATTGGCAACAGGTGGTGTGGAGTCGCGATCGGCTGGGACGCCATCAACGTGGCGCTTCAGCAAACATTGCGGGCGCCAGCGATTTTTACTTCGGCCACACGCCGTTGGAGCAACCGCTGCATGTGGCGAATCAGCATTATATTGATACCGGCGCGGTTTTCGGCAACTGTCTCACGCTGGTAAAATTGCAGTAA